GTTGATCTCTCCCTGGTAACCAAGTGACTTGCGAAGAATGTTGTTGAAGTTCTCGACGATTCGAAGAGCAGCTGTCCTTCCGGTCCTGCCTTCATTAAGGGCGCCGAGGGCCCTTCCAAGAAGCTTTAGCTCCATCCTGGCTTCGCGGATGCGATCTGTTAGACCGCCCTTGCCATCGATGATGCCGAGCAAAGTGTTAATGGATTCGTTGGTGAGCTCGATGCTCTCATTCTGCTTGTCCTTATCTGTAAGGACCTTCTCACCCTCGAACTCAATGTTGATCTTCTTCACACCCTTCAACGGGAATGAAGCCATGTCGTCAGACGAGGAGAAGGAATCCACGTCGAAGTCATCGTCGTCATCCTCCTCATCGTCATACTCATACTCGCTCTCTTCAGAGTCGAAGTCTTCAGAGTCATCAGTCCCACCCATCTCACCAGCTTCAGGAACTTCATCGGTTTCCTCACTGTCAAGGCTCGCGACAATGTTATCGATATCATCGTCTTCATCGGTGGAAGCCTCAACTAGCCTCTTCTCGACGATCTTCCTGATCCTCGGAGCAACAGCCTCAATGAGCTTATTGGTGGCGTTCTCTTCCGCCATGCGAACGAGTTCCTTCGCATCTGCAATTGCTTCATCGTATAGTGATGACATCAGTTTCTCCGTGTCTCTATGTATATTCGCTCATGATGAAAAACTCATCTTTCTCTCTTGTTCTCATCGGAAATTACTCTGATAAGCTCTCGAACAGCCTGCAGCTCGGGAGCTTCCTCTTGATCTTCGCTGGGTTCGAGAAAAATGGGGGCAAACTGAGTTCCGTGAGGTGTAGACTTGGTCCTGAGTATGTCTTTCGTGGTCTGCCACTGATTGCTACCAACTAACCCGCTGTCCCTTCCTTTATAAAGATCGGGCTTCGGAACCATTGAGCCTCTCGTCGTGTTCCTAACTATGGATTCGAACCTCGTCGCAGCTCCAAAGAAGTAGAACGGATCGTTCTTCTTGGTCGCAAGTCCATCGGACGGCACGTAGGAGGAGAGCTTACGGCTGACTTTGGAGTCGAACTCTTCGTCTCTCTCTTCCTCATCAACCTCAAGCTCTTCATCGCTCGGCGGCTCTTTATAGGGATAAGATCCCTGATACTGCCTTTGAGCATGAAACCCGGACTGAGTCCCGTATCCGAGACCCGTCCGGGCATCATAGTTGGGGAAGTTTGCAGGACCTCCCCCGATAGCTTCCCAGAGACTCTTACGAGGCATTCTGCGTGGCCGGTGACTGGCCAAGCTCTGCTGTCGTAACTCTCGTTGACATGTTTGCCGACGAGACTGACGGATTTCTTCCTTCTGCTGTGACCGCAGTGGAGTTTCCAGCGTGGGCGCCGTTTGTTGGAGTTGTACCGAAACCTGACGGTGGTGCGGCCATGTCCGTGGGATTTGTAGATCCCTCTCCGGGGCTCACAGGATTTGGGACATATGCAGAAGCAGGCAGACCACCAGCTCCAGTTGCCACGTCAGCGTAGTTTGGTGCACCGTTAGAAGAGTAATCCCTGTTGTAATTCCCAATCTGCTGGTTCTCCACAATCTCACCGTCGAGGAGCAGTGCTAGAGCGGCTTCCTTGTAGTCTGCAGATGCTAGAGAAAGACCCGGTGTCTGCGGAAACATCGCCTGGATGGTCGCAGAGTCAGAGTCTCCCTTACCGCGCGTTGTAGTTCCCACAGTCACGATTGTGGGGTATGTGTATGTGCGACTCATGTTCAAGACCTCCAGTTGGTGAAATTAGCGACGAAGGAGACGGGCGCGGATGTTGCGCTTGCTCTCACGAATCTGATGGAGCTTGTTGATGAGCTTCCTCTCAGCGATTGTGAGTGCCTGGTAGCGCCTGCGGGCCTCATTCTTCGGGGTGTGAACCTCAGGTGCCTCAAGCGTGTCAGCGTACTCGTCAGCACCGACTTCCTCTGCAGTAGCGAGAGGCTCATCGGCCTCATGCTTCATCTTCGCTTCACGAACAAGCTTGCGCTTCTCCTCAAGAACGATCCTGCGAAGGAGAGCGGGAGTGAGTGTCATTGTCTTTGCCATTTGTGAACTCCGGAGCTGTTTTGCTCAGCTGTATGTATTCACCTACGTGAGGTGTTTCTAGATTCTGAGAATGCCATCATTGCCCAGTTCTCAGCCCCCTCGAACAGATTGGGATCGACGCCAGTGTCCATGAGGGGGTTAGCTTGAGAATTGCTGCCACCGTCGGGGGAGCCGAGCCTTTCAACCAGTCCGCTCGCAGCAGTATCGGCGAAAACTGATGCTAGCACATCATTTCCGCCAACGAGCTCCTTGTAATTAGCAGCGCTTGGTCGTGGTCGATCCGGTTGTCTTTGTGTTGGGACAGGAGAGCTTGCAGGAGCCCTACCCTTCGGGTGGATGAGGTCGAGAGCAGGACGGGTTGCAACAGGCCTCGTCGACTGCTTGGTAGTGTTCCTTTCCCTCACATTCTCGACAACTCTTTTTGGAGAGCCCTCAACGATAATCTCGAGCAGGCACTCCTTGACGAGCTCTTTCAAATCATCTCTTGTCATTCTTTCTCCACGACAGGACTTCGTTGAACACTCTATCAATTCTGTCGCTTCGAGTGAAGGTCTGCTTTAGATCTCTATCACTTATCTTCTTACCCTCAGCCATCATGAATGCACCTGGAGTCGAGGGCTCTGCAACGAAATCCCAGCAGATGAGCTGGAAGTCATCTTGGACGACTTGCGTGTCACCGTCTCTCTTTGTTGAACCAACTCCTCTCGAAGAAATCCCAAGAGTGATGCCAGACTCCACAAGGCTTTGGAGAATTTTACCGCAGGGTGTGTCGAGGATCTCAACTGTACCGTAGCAGACAGTCCCTTCCATGTAAGCTTCACGGACGATGTGGCTCACCTTCTTGAGCTCAACGACGGAAGAGTCTGGGTGATCACACTCACCGAGAGCCCTGTTTTCACGAATGAACTTCTGGTAATTGCGAACCTCTCTCTCGAGGATAGAGATTGGATACACTCTTCCGTTCTGGTTGAGAGTTTCTGCCTTCTGGAGGATGCCTCTCATGACAATCTTCCCGCCGTTCTTTTCGCGACTCTCCTTGATCATTTCCGGAGAGTATGAGAAGGCAGTCCACTCTGTGAGGAGTCTTTTATCACTTGACATTTTCCTTATCCTCCACTTCGCTGACTAGCTTTATGAGAGTGAGATACTTGGAAAGTTCACTCTCATGAATGTTCTGGTTCGGAAGAGACTCAATCTCCTTCTTCACCGGGTCGAACTTCTCTTGAAGAATCTTGTCGTTCTTCTCTCCGCGTAGGTGAGTGAGAGATCTTAGCGCCCTTATCTTGATGCTCTCGCATGCTTCCCTTAGAGGCTTAGAGTCTCCACGAGCGGAAGCCTTGACGTAAAGGTTGATGAGCGAGATCTGCTCAGAATTGAGAGTAGTCGAGTACTTTCTCTCAAGCTTCTCTTGCATGAGCTTCAGAGAAAGAGAAGTGACCTCGCTCTTCTTTATGAGGGGCGCTGTCTCTTGCTTGTCAGTGAGGTGCTGTACTACCTTTGACTCATACATGGCTCTTTGAGCGCTCACAGTTGAATCTTTGCCGCGCCAGTCATTCAAGAGAGTCTGGACAGTTGCAAGCTTTCTGTACTCGGGAATCCTCATGTCAAAGAATCCCGGAAAATCTAGCTTCTTGTTGATGCTGCGAATCAGGAGACTCTTTTCATTGTCTAGTCTCTTTGGATCGTGCGTCAGAGCGGCGACCTTCGCCTCTTCAAGAACTCTGATCGCAAGCGAATCGCTTGGGACCCGAGTCTGTACCAGGGCGTTAAAGAGACGAAACTCCTTGTAGAGCTCAGTCCCAGGCTTGAAGTGATCCTTCATGATCTGCATGGCGATCTCGGCCCTGTCCGTCTTTCCCTCGAGTATGCACTTCGAGGCGTAGCGAATCAACTGCTCGTAGATCAGCCCGACATTGCGCTTTTTGTTGTGGTTACTCATTGTCGTCGGACTCTCCAGTGCTTGAGTTCTCAATTTCCTCACGGAGGACTGTTCGTTCTCCTCTCTTTGTATCTATCTCTCGACCGAGCAAGCTTAGAAGAGAATTGACTTCTGGAGTCTTTCTCGGTATGGGAGATTCTCCGAACATTGCTTTCGAGAGAGAAAGATCTTCCCAAATGCCCTTTCTCATGCTAGAGGGGCCGTATGGCTCATTCATCGTTGACTGTGGACGCTTGTCCATGGTCATTACGAGGAAGTCCGGAACCTCAGCTTTTGCGTTGGAAGACCTCTGCTTCTTTTTGCGTCTCCTCGAACCAAAGACGTTTTTCGCTTCTGATGAGGGCTTGATCGGAAATTCCTCGACCTCACCGAGAATCGGACCGTCCTTGTAGTCACCCGAGAACAGATCTTCTGCGCCGCCAGCTTCTTCACCACCTGGTGGGGCGCCGCCAGCCTCTTCACCGCCTGGAGGAGCTCCAGTATCAGCAGCGCCTGCCTCAGCACCGCCTTCTTCTCCACCCTCTGGCTTCGCAGCTTCAACCTCGGCGTCTTCGATCTTGTCAGCCTTGCGACCCTCCTTGATTTTGAGGATCTCTTCATCAGTGAGCCCAAGAATGTTCTTGCGAATCCACTGCCTGTCCACTGCTCCTTCAGGCGCGGCACCAGCAATTTCAAACTTCGTCTTGATGAGCTCAAGCTTCTGTAGCTGCGCAACCGAAGAAGGGTTGTTGAGGCTCAGGTGGAAATTGAGCAGCTCGTCGTCAGTGAAGCCGTGCGAGTACAGGTGAATCATCGCCATCTTGTTAAGCTCAGATATGATGACCTTCTGTATCCTGGCGATGGTCCTCGAGAACCTGATGTCCTCCTGCGCCAGGGTTGCCTTCGCACCGATCTCTTCATCGTAGCCGAGGTAAGCCTTCGGAATCTTGAGAGCCGCGAAGAGCTTCTTCTGAATGTATTGGACGTCCTCTACCGCCGCGGCGTTCTGTCCACCAGCTAGGGTGTCGATCTTCGTGCCAGACTCCCCACCTCTGACCGGAATGAAGTAGTCATCATCAACTGCGAGAGGATTATAGCGGAGATCGAGGCGTCCCGTTGTCTGGTCTATCGCCTTGTTCCTCTTCAGGCTCGTCTGAGCCTGCTGCATGTAATTCTCAATCTCTTCGGGAGGAACGTTACCGACGTCAATGTAGAATATGCGCCTCTCAGGCGCTCTCACGATTCGGTAAACGAGCATTGCGTCCTCGATGAGGATGAGCTGTCTCCAGATTCTTCTTGCAGACTCGAGGACCGAGGCTCCATAGGGTAGGAAGGCGTCGTTACCAAGCAGCCTGAAGTGGGTCACCTGCCAGTTCTCGAGCGTCTGATTTCCTCTCGTGATCCAGCGAAACCTGACTGCCATCGGGTCCTGTGGATCGTAACCTTCCTCTCTCTCGATCTCAGCGATGGGAATCGGGTAAGCGTTGAGGACTCCGTACTTGGGGTCGACATCGTTGAAGAGGAAGAAGTCTCCGTACTTGCAGAGGTTCCTCACCCACATCGGGAGGTTGAAGTTGACATTAAGAACGTCGTCGAAGAGGTTCGTGAGAAGCTCTTGGATCGCCCTGTTCTCAGAGTAGACGTGAAGGACCCTGCCGGTGTCATCCTGCGAAGCAGTTTCCTCTGCGTAGATGTCGAGAGCGGAGGCAATCTCAGGTGTTGCCTCCATCTCGGAGAAGTCTGAATACCTCGACATTCTGTCGTAGGCACCATACGCTGAAACAGTGCTTGCGTATACATCTGAAACGTTCCTCCGGAACATCTCGTACGCCGACGAGGCTGTCGGCTCAGTCGCATTCTTGACCTTTCTCCTTACGACTGGCCCACTGCGGAAGAGCTTGGTCAGCCTCGAGAAAAGATTACCTTGTTGCTTTGCCACTATCACACTCCGATTTCATAACTATCGGACTCAGAGCTCACCTGTAAAGCCAGGCAATGCCGGGAGGAACCGGTGCAGAAGGATCACTGCCAGGCTCTTCGTGAAGCTTGGCGTCGTAGGGTCTCGGAGTGAAGGGGTTACCAGTGAACATCGGAGGGGGACGAGCTGCGGGAGACTTGTTGACTCCGAACGCAGCCAGCATTCCTCTGTATGCGCTTGAATTGACCTTCTTCACCTCTCCGATTGTTGGCTCATAGAGAGTCCCCGCTATCGCAAGAGCGAGAACGAGGTCGTCATTGAACCCCTTCTGAGCTCTAGGGCTGTCTCCATACCAAACGAAAGTCCTGAGCTCGTCAAGGAGACGGGAAGAGTAGACCTTCATTGCTCCCGTTCTCAGATACTCCTCGAGCTTGGTGAGAGCAGCAGCGCGGCTTGGTCCTGATGTCGCAAACCCGAACTTCGCGACAGGTATGTCTATCGCATACTGGTAACGCTTGTCGTTGAGGTGGAGGTTCGGATAGCTAATGTCTCTCAACTTTGTTATCGTTGCGAAACCGTAGGTGTTATTCTCTGGGCAAAGTAGCGCCTTGTTATAGCGTAATCCGACCTCACTCAGCAGAACGCCGAACTGGTCAGGAGGAATCTTACCCTTGAACTCGCAGACCTGCTCGGACTCATTTGTGTCAATCACATGGAAAGTCGAGTAGTCGTTAGAGTCACCGCGTGCGATGTCTGCTGAGATGACGTACTTGTGGTCAGGTAAAGCATACTTCCACACCCACACTCCAGCCTCTGGTCCCCACTTCTCGATCGGGGTCCTCGCATTCATGCGAAGCCTCTCGAGGTCCTCTGCTCCGAGGAAAGTGTCGCCTGATGAGGCAAAGTCACAGAGGAGCTCCTGGGCTATCTGCTTCCTCGACATCTGGCGAGCCTCTTTCTCGAACCAATTCTGATCGCGCTCTGGGTGGACGTCCCACATGAGCTTGATGGGGTTGAAGTCAGAGATCTTGTTCTCGGCATCGATCCAGAGCTTGTGATACTGGTTACCGACACCGTTCGGTGTGCTAAGTATTATCGCTCCACCACCCGTCGACAGTGTGGGGTAGAGGCCCTTCCACAGCTCCTCGAAGTTCCTAATGAACGCAGCCTCGTCGATGATGAGCAGCGACAGGGCTTCTGAACGACCGGCATCCTCTGAGGTGGGAACTGCCTTGATGATTGATCCGTTCGAGAACTCTATGCAAGTCCTCGTCTCGGAAGTGATCGTAGGAATGAGCAGCCAGGGAGGAAGAGAAGCGAGCATCGTCTTCACCTTCCTCACGAAGTTTGCAGCAGTCGCCATCTTCGTGGCGATGACAAGAATGTTCTTCTCCTTGTAGAAGATTGCCCTCCACAGCGAGAATGCGGCAGTGACGGTGGAGAGGCCGAGCTGCCTGCTCTTCAACACGATGTTGAAACGGTGCTTCACAAACTCATTGACGCACATGTCTTGGAACGGGTATGTCTTGAACCCAATGAGACCCCTCTCAGGGTGGGTAATCTTCGTCCACTTGTTTATGAAGTGAACGGGATCCTTCCCACATCTGATGATCTCATCGACCTGTGCGCTCTTGGAGACGGGCATTACGCCACCGAGATGAGCAGATGGTACCTGTAGTAAGCAACTCGACGGGGATTGTGGGCAGTCGCCTGGATGATCTCAATGTCATCTGACTCGTTGATGACCTTTGTCGTGAGGTCCTTCTTTGTGTAGCCCTTGTATTCCTTCGCGACTGTCTTCACAGCGTCCTTCAGCATTGCCTTCGCCCTATCGGCTTCTCTGGCAGTCTGGGCTCTAAACGATGCCTCACCCGCATAGTGAACGACGCAGGTGTAGCAGAGGTTGACCCTGTCGGTGCCGAGGATCTTTGATGTGATGGAAGTCGTGCCGTCCTTCGATCCCTTGCATGATTCGAGAGCCTGGCCGAGAGCATTGTAGTCCATGTGAGTACTCCGTATCGATAACTATCTAGCGAGGAAAGAAGAGTCTCGAATCCCTGACAGAGATCACCGTTTGTTCATCAGGTCTCCACCCATCTGCCCACTTCTCCCTGTGCGGCTCGTAAAACTGCTGCTCGCAGCCTCTGCAACACCCTGTCCTCTCCATTGCCTCGATGTCGTACATGTCACCGAGAGCAGAGTGACAGAGATTGCAGAAGGCTGCGAGCTTTGGCAGCCCAGAGCTAATTGTTCGGTACGGAATCAACGGCGCTAACGTGTGCGTCCGCTCCCCTCGTTGTGACCTCAATGAACCCGTCGACCGCATCCTTCACCGCATCAACGTGAGAGATTACGAGGACAGTCTTGAAGAACCTCTTTAGGGAGTGCAGAAGCTTGTTGCATGCCTCCACATTCTGTTCGTCAAGGGCCCCGAAACCCTCATCGATGATGAGTATATCAGACTTCGGAAGGCATGAAATGTTAATCAGTGCGACACGAATGGCGAGCGATGAGAGCATCTTTTCCATGCCTGAGCCGAGCTCAATGGGTCGACGTGAGTCCCCGTAGTCGAGGTAGATGTCGAGGTCAGAGCCGCTGTCGTCAGTCTCAAGTGTGACGGTGAAACCAGTTACTCCTTGTAGGATCTTCGCGATCTCATCGTTGATGCGCGGAAGCTCATTCTTCACGATCACCATCGGGATGCCGTCCTTGCCGTACGCAGCGAGGAGCTTCTCATAGAAGGCCCACTGGGACTTCACTTCAACGAGCCTCTTCTCCTCCTCGTCGAGGGTCCTCATCTTCTCTTGGGTGACAGCCTTCTTGCTGTTCGACTCAACGATAGAGTCTCTCTCAGTCTTGAGGAGTGACTCAACCTGCGTGAGCCTCCGGCGGTTGTTTGATGCAAGCTCGACCTCGGGAGAGTCAGTGAGGTGTGCCCTTGCGTGCTCAAGGTTTCCACGAAGCTCGATCACCTGTGCGGTAAACTTCTCAATGTTGCTCTTTGAGAGGGCGACCTTCGACTCGAAGTTGGTCTTCTCAGTAAGGAGAATCTTCTCTTTTGTCAGTGCATCGTTGTACTTGCGGACCTTCTCAGTCGCCTCCTCGATGTTGTTCGACTTCAGCGATCCCGCAATGACCTTCAGAGCCTCCTTGAGCTCGATGATCCTCGCCCTCTGCGACTCGATGAGCTTCTTGTCCTTGATCGAGTCCTTGATGAACTTGCAAGTGGGAAAGCTCTCACCGCACGGAACTTCGCTGAGCTTTGCCGCTGACTTCTCCTGCGCAGTGAGGACGATGTTCTCGCGATCGATGAGGTGACGAGTGTCAACGCTCTTCTTCTCGAGATTCGTGTGCTCGGCAATTCGAGCGTTCATCTCATCGATCGGGAACTTGAGCTTGATCTGTTCAATCGCAGAGATCTTTCGGACGATCTCTGAGATCCTCTCCTCGCAATCTCTCAGGTTCTCCTTCTCGCTGTCGAGCTTCTCAGAGGCAGACCTCACCTTCATCTCAAGGTCTGCGATGTCCTTACTGGAGTAGCCCTGCACCGCAGCCACGTTCAGTAGCCTGCGACCGAGGTCCTCCCTCTCCTTCTCAAGCTCGAGGATCGAATTCTCTGATTCAGTGATCCTCTTGTCGCAGGACTCAACAGCGTTGAGGTACTCAGTCCTGAGAGACCTGAAGTTCCTTTCGGGCATCGTCTTGAGGACACCCTTCAGAGTCGCAGACTCCTCCTTCACCCTCCAGTGGAGGACATCGAGAACGTGGAGGTCGAGAAACCTCGAGAGGAGTGCCTTTCTGGACGTCGCCTTCTGGCGGATGAAGTTGTTCATCTCACCCTGTGCCGCGAAAGAGGTGAGAAGGAAGTCGTCGGCAGTTCCCACGAGGCTTCGGAGGACCTTCTCAGAGTCCTTCCTCTGCTCACCCGAGATGTCAGCAATGGGATCGCCGTTCTCATCGACTCGGAAGAGGTTGAGATGTGTCGCGGCGTGTACGTGTCCCTTCCTGTTTGTCGACTTCACGGTCTGGCGTTCAGCCCGGTACGGCACTCCGTCAACTCGAAATTCGACCGCAGCAGTGCAGTGTCCCTTCCTCGTGTTGACGATGTGGATGTTACTCAGGTTCCCTCGATCAGTGTTGTTGAAGAGGGCGTACATCGCAGTGCCAGGTATCGAGGACTTTCCGATCCTGTTCCTTCCAAAGAGGCCGACGACTCCCGTCAGGGCGTTGAAGTCGATAACGTTGTCCTTTCCGTACGAGAAAGTGTTCTCCCACTCGAGTTTGTCGAGAGTCCACTTCTGGTTGCGAACGACATCATCCTCTTCCTCGAGCCGACTGAGGTTCTTCTGGATAATCTCAACGTACTTGTCGATGTTCGGATCATCCTTCATGACCGAGGCCAGAAGCCCCCTGTGTGTCTCCACATCGCGAAGGCTCTTTCGAGTCGTATCAATGCGCTCATAGGACTTCGAGCGATCGATCTCATTCTCCCACTTCCAGACAATCTCATGAGCGTTGAGCTCTTCCTTGAGGAACGCCGCGAGCTGCTTGATCTCTTCCTGCAGGAGGGACTCGTTCGAAGAGATGCGGAAGCGAGTTCCCTTGCGTTGGTCTCTGAGAGAGTCGATGGTCTTCTCTACGTCGCCTTTCCATGAGACAGTGACATACGGGTGGGGAGTCTCAAGGAGCCTGCGCTCAACGTTGAAGTCATCGGGGCCAGAGATCTGCCAGAGCAGGTAACCCTTGTCCTGTGATTCTCCAAAGTTCTGTTGAATGGTCGAGCCAGGGTAGGCGAACTTTCCCTCTCGATCGAGGAACTGGTGGCGGTGAATGTCGCCGAACATCCCGTAGTGGCAACCCCTGAACAGGGTGAGATCAACTTCTCCCTCTGTCGCGTAGTCAGAGTCCGTCAACGCACCCTTCACGACACCGTGGAAGATGGAGATGACAATGTCACCTTCACGACTCACACTCTCCCAGCCGTCCTCGTCGAAGGGGCAAAAGTTGGCGATCCGCACTCCGTCCATGTGAGTCGGATAGTTCCCAGAGCCCTTCAGGAGCTTCACTCTGTCATTAGAGAGCGCCCTGATGATGGGACTGATGGCGTCCTGACGATCCGGGTTGTGGATGAGACCGTCGTGGTTTCCAAGTGTGACATAGGTGGGAGCAATCTCAGAGAAAGAGTTAAACCACCAAGTGAGGTGCTCAATGATCTCAGGAGAGATTCCCTGAGTCTTGGTGTGGACTATGTCTCCCGCAATGACGATGGCATCGACCTTCTCTTTCCTGAGCTGCCGGAAAGCCTCAGAGAAGACGGTCTTGTACTCTTCATGACGAGAGAGGCCACGCCAGTGTACGTCTGCGAAGTGAGCAATTTTGTAAGTGCGACTCAAAGTATCGATCCTGAGCTGATGTTTCTGATGAGATGAAATAGGCGATCATTCGGATTCCACAGCGTGGCTTCCTGCTTTGCCCTCTCTAGCTCTTCACTTGGCATTTCTCCAACATCTTTGTAGCCTCCAGTCTCTAGAAATCTAACACCAACTCCATGAGAGAACAAGAGCTTTGCGATGTCGTGAGCTTTCTTTCTCACGTCCTTATCCAGTGCGAGTATGACTGGTGTCTGATTGCCAACAATTCTCTGAAAGAGAGCGTGTGAGGTTGAGAGGCTCGAACCCAGCAGACACGTTGTGTTGCCACCGACGGATATGAGGTCGAATGGCCCCTCTACAATAGTTAGCTCTTTCGACCAGTCGATGTCAATCTCATTGAAGATTACGTCCCTCCTCTCAACTCTCGGGTTGACGTACCTCACCGAGGCGTCATCGATTGCCCTGCCGGTCCAGTAATTGAGCTTTCCCTCGCAGTCGTAGGAAGTGATGACTGCACGGCGGCGGCACTTGCCCTTCAAGGCAGTACCGATCCTGTAGCGCCAGATCTCTCTCTCACCGATACCTCGATGATCGAGGTATCGAAGGACGGCATTGTAGTCTGGGTCGAGTCGTTGGGTGACGAGCGGGACGAAGCCATCGGGAAGGTCGAGGACCTCTTCAGGCTCCGGCTCATCGATGTACTTCTTCTGCTCAGCGCTGCCGAACTTCTGCAGCCAGCCCGATCGAGACTCCTTCGCGTACTTGCCAAGAAGCGAAGCGATAGACCTGCCTTTTGTCCCGCAGACCCAACAGTGCCACCTCTCATCATCTAGCTTGACGACGAGTTTGTACTTGTCCTTGTGCTGGCACTTGGGACACTTGAAGCTCGCATTCACACCGTCTTTCGAGAGGTATCCCGTACCGATTGCGGAGGAAAGGTACCGTAGCCTTTCAACAGCGTCTATCATGTTCTATCGTAGATCTTTATTCCCGTATTTTCAAGCCGGCATTTGCGAGGAGGAACGCGTCGGCAGCATCCACGCATCCATCGACGAGGACGGTCTCTCCCTTCCTCTTTCCCGCCTTCATCACTCTCGTCGGCCACACGGACTCATTGGTTCTATCCATCGCCCACTTGACCACATGCAGCTTCACGTTCTCACCCTTTGGGACCTTCAGACCGACCACGCTACGGGCTCTAGTGGAGGTGATTGACATGGGAGCAATGCCCCAGATCTTCCAGCAGAGGTGTGAGACTATCGCGTTGAACTTCGCGAGTGTGACGATCGTGTGGGCTGTGGAGCCACCCGCTCTGAAACCGAGGACGTTCTCCTCTACGAAGATCCCGGCGGGTCTCGGTAACGATCGAAGGCCCTTCTCCACGAGGTCCGCCTTGTCATGGTAGGTGGGCAGCCCAGCGATCTCAAACCAGCCGAGGCGGAAGAGTGAGCCGTCAGGGTTTACCAGTGACCACCCAGTGCAGGACGTCGAGATGTCGAGACCGAGGTAGACCTCAGAAATCGAACTTGACTTTGATGACAAACTTATCTGAGAGCCGCTTTGCGATTGGTTGTGCAAGCTCGGCTCTTCCGACAATGTTGAGGTTCTCGTCATGGAAATTAACTCTTGAGATGTAGACTATCGGATCACCCGCTTCGTTAGCGTAGTCCGAAGCCGTCAAAGGAAGGTAAGACGGCATTGAGCTCGAGTTAATCTGGTACGCAGGAACCGTGACGTTCGTCGTGAGCAGGGGGACAGAGTGCTCACCCTTGAATGAAACTTCAAAAGAGTCCTTGCCAAAAAGCTCGCCGAAATAAGGTGAAGTAAGGACTGCGAGCCCCTCCTCATACAACAGAGTTCCAACACTGTTCCACTTTGCGTGAGTGGTGCTAGCATTCGCTCTATAGAGACCACCCATCCCGTTGTCTTTCACTTTGAAGGAGAGAAGACCTTGACTGCCAGTGAAAGAGGGGTCAGTGAGCTCATAGGAGCCCGGATGTATCTTGCTTCCATAGAAGAGGTTAGAAGCGTCGAAGATCGTGATGAGATTTGAGGATTGATCTTTTGTTCTTTGGAAGATTGTAAGAGATGAGCCGACAGGGTTGCTCATCGAGGTGGGAGTCGCTCCACCAACTTCATCTGCCATTCCTTCATTCTCAAACCCAAGATCGAGAGGGTCGCCAAGCATCTCACTAAGATCTACGTTACCAGGTGTGTTCCTGTAGAACGGTGATGAGGCTGATGTCAGAAGAGAGAAGTTGGGGAAGAACTTTCCATTATCGCAAGGAAGAATGAGAAGGTTCTTTCTGACAGCAGACGCTGTCGCAAAGAGATACTGGTTGGCTTCAAGACTCGACAGGTTCTGCTGTGTTATGATTGAAGCCGTCATGTTTAGCAGTCTAGGGAAGTATCCTGACGCGTACTCTCTGAGATGATTCTCGGCATTGATGAGGTGTCCACCGACTCCGAATGAGAGATCAGTTGCGAACGGTGCGTTCGTTGAAGTCGTCACAGATTGAAAAGGAGTGTACATTACCTCTCTAGTGAGAGATTCGTGACCGAAGAAAGGACCGAGGTAGAATTTCAGCGTGCTATCAACTGATTCGACTCCGTTTTTTGCTCCCGACCTGATGAGTTCAAGATTTCTGTAGTCCTGCCAGATGCGAATTTCATGAAGCTCACCGCCGAACTGATGGGACATTTCATACGTGGGAAATGCTGGCGCGGTTCCAAACGGATTTGTGAAACCCTCTTCAACTGCAGTGTCTTCATCGAAGAAGCCGTGGGTCCCGTTAACTCCATCGTAATAGTTTCCGATGAAAAGAGCTCTAGAATGCTCTACGTAATCAGTTCTCGTCACAGACTCAGAAGGAATGTAGAAGTCACCAGATCTTACTCCGTCGATGAAGAAAGAACCAGAGCCAAAGTCCGAGTTCAGTCCGCCCCATCTCACAGCAACGTGATGCCATCCATTGAATGTGATTGAGTCATCACTCAAAAATACGAGATCACTTGGATACGGTCTAGCATTATTGGCTATGCTGAGGTCGACTGAAGATGGTGGGATATCTGCACTTTGTGATAGCTGGACCATCACGCGAAAAGAATCGGGATTTCCGAAAGCGTCAATGCTGCTGCCGCTCACAAGCGAGATCGCGAATGACGAGGAAACGTGAAGTATCGTTCCTGCGCGATGAGTACCAGAGACTCTCATCGTTGGCTTGACGTAGAACTCAAACGTGAAAGCGCCGCTGGGTGTCAGTTTCGGTTGCGATCCGACTGTCGGGTTCGCGTAGACTAGAGCAGAGCCGCTCGCGAAACCGGAACCCGACATGAAGTTGAGAGAGAGGTAGTTCGTGTATCCCCAGTAACTTGAGGGATACGCAGTTGCGTAGTAAGGATATAGGATTGATCTGACTACGCCTTTCCTCTGAGTGTCACTCGTGAAACGGAATGATGGCTCAAACCTCAACACCTCAACCTGTTTTGATCTTCTTGGAGAAGTTGAAGCGCTGTTCACAAGATCCATGTACTTCGAGATCGCGCGACTCACATCGCTGCCAGAAGTTGCAGTCTCCAAAGTTGACTCGAGGCTCTCGTCATCGAACGTATCTGAGAACGCTACGTACTTCTCAGAGGGGCTCGATTGCGGGAAAACTCTTACAGCTCCTGTCACACCAGACGAGGAAGAAGAGAAAGTCCTCGACGGGCGTGCGATGAATGTGTAATTCTCGAAGAGTCCCGCCGATGTCTTGATGAGGGACATTGATCCCTCCTTAGAAGTCCAGTCTCACTCTAACTGTCAAATCCTTCTCATCGTTCTTCTCGATGGGTCTTGAGAACTTAGCAACTGCAAGGAGCCTATTCTGCTCATCGTAGAGTCCCACTGTTGTCGGATACGTGAAAGGTCTCGCGTCATTGATTCCGAGTGACTCCTGCGCCTGCATCACAACTAGATTTCCAGAATCGTCAAAGTATGTTGGATTGTTGGAGTAGTTGAACTCATCAGCGCCAGCTCTGCAGAAGAACAGAGTTGAGTTCACGCTCGTCAGATTCTGGAATGTGATTCCAGTAAGAGACCCAGACGACATTCTAGTGGTTGTGAAGTACGTGACAAGGTCATCCATGGACGCAGAAACCATGAGATCGGGTATTAGCGTAGCGCTGGGGTTTGAAGATGGGAATGAGCTCGAACCAACGATAGTCTGGTTAGAGAGCGCGGGAGATACCGCTCCGGTTACTGCGCTAATAACACCTGACACGTGCTGGTTCGCATAGCAGATCTTCTTCAGGTCAAACACTGCGATGCCCGCATCGTACCACAAGAGACCTACTGTCTTTGAAGTGTCTGCAGAGTCTATGATAGATCCGACCCTACCGCCGAACAGATTGGCAAGATTTGACGCTTGAGTGGAGTCAGTGAAGATTGCACTGCCCGAAGGAGATGTAATGTTTACGTTACTGCCAGTGTATCCGTTCGCAATATCAGTGTGAAAACCAGTGGCTCCATCATACACTCCCGTCGTATAGAATCGCATCGCGAAAGTGTTTCTCTTGATCGCATCACGTGCAAACAGTCTCTTGAAGGAAATAAACAGAGCCTCGTCTATTCTATCAGTCGTTGTTGTAGAAGTTGTAGGAGCGAAGAAAGAAGTCTCAGAATCTCCAAGAAGCTTCCCAGCAAAGAGCTTGTACATCTCTACTTTCTCTCTCATCATGAGAGAAGAGGTGGCGTACAGGTTCTTACCACGAGAATCGACAGCCTGAACTGCGTCGAGTGCAGTTGAACCGCTCCAGTACAACCCCACGGTTGTGTCAAACATCGCGTTAGAGACTTGGAGAGTGTAGTCTTGATCGTAGACTGTCTGGAACAGCGACGAGGTCACTGCGTAGTTTGTGACGCCATCAGACGACGCAGTAACAAAGATAGCGTACTGCTTTCTCGTAAACGATCCAGAGATATCCTGCTGTACGATGTCAACGAGCTGCGAGAGCTGTGTCTTCACAGACTTAATGTCGCTGCTAACGTCGAGATCCTTGAATGTAGTTGCCATCTGTCTGGGCTCCGTTATGTCTTTGTGATACTGACGGTGAGATCAGTTGTGATGCCCGATCTTGCTCCAATGATTCTCACAGGCGTGGTGATAGTAGATCCGTCGCCGTAAGTCGTGAAGTCCGAACTCGTATTCGTGAGAATGGTCCGCAGATTGAATGTCGCGGTAGGAGAAGCTCCAAGAGCAGATATGATTTCGTAAACGTCCACGCCGTTCGGTTGAGAAACTTCGACAGGAGCGCTGATGGCGAGAAACCGGCGATTCAGCTTCACGAAGAACAGATCTTCAGCAAGCTCTGCGTTCACGGTAGACTCTCCAGATGGTGGAGATTGTGTAATGAGAACCTGCGTGAACCCGCTGGAGGTGCTTGACGCTACAAGATTCACCGCTCTAGAACTGATCGATGCTCCGCCCGTTGAAGCAAGCGTTAGGCTCGGGTAAGCCGTAAGAGCCACTGCGCTAATACTGACACAGTTGTACTTCAGCGCAAGATCGGTGTTGGTCTGCGCTTCAAAGACTGGAGTGTTCTTCTCAATCTTCTCTTTACCGACTGTAAGGCCGAATCTTGTGATGATGCCGTAATCGACCTCATCATCAGCAAAAGAGAATCTTCTGATTGAGAAGCTGTTATCGTTGGCTGCTAAAAGCTGCCTACCGAGGTCCGTGAGGACTGCGTCAACGACTATGTTGGCGTTTGAATTGTCGAGGAAACCCATGGTGCTCCTGATGTCTTACTCTTTTACACTCACGTAGAACGTAAATCGTTGATGGTGATCGGAACAGCGACCTGTTCCGCCCTTGTTGTATCTATCACATTCATGTAGTACTTCGCACCGGAAGAACCATACTTTATGAGCTCTAGATCGTTGCCCTTTCTGTCGGTCACTTGCAGGTATTCTGGATCAAACACTATGCTAACGGAAGAGACTCCACTCCTCGTGATAGTGTCTAGAGTTAGAGTACCCGAGACGTCAACATAGAGATTTGGGTAAGGTCTTGGAGCGTTTGCGGGAGACACGCACTTGACAACGATGTTGTTCAGTCTTCGGTTGAAACTCACTTTGTACTGCGACGAATAATTCGAGACGTAACCATGAGCATCTACGCAGCAAATAGCGTAGATGTACTCTGAGCTCCTTCCGAAGTCGTGATCAATTGCTCTCCTCACAGGAAACTTAGTTCTCACAACGTTGACAGGAAGCGGTCTTTCGATCCTCCTGAAGTTCACGACACTCTGGTCAAAGTCAAATTCTTTCAACAGCGTAAAGGGCTCTGTGAGGCTCTTCCTCCTGAAGAGCTGGAACCTTGTTACGTCTCTTGACCTGTTTACAGGGAACTCCCATCGAATAGCGAGTTCGCTTCTTTGGTGATCAAAATTGAACCTGACATCTGATGGAGGGGGCGGCGGGACATATTCTTCAGTGGTCACTGAAGAGACGTTAGAGGGAGCAGAAGAGATAAGAACTTTGCTCGTTACGCTGTCACCTCGACGCAAGAGAATCTCTGGGACTTGGATCGAGTAAACCGCCCTAACGATGTACGAATACCTCGTACCGTATCTTACGTTATAGTCAATGAAGCTGTTAGTTTTTGGATCAACTGCACCGACTAAAGTTTTCTCGCGGCGTCCACTTGAGAACTCTTCGACTCTCTCTATCATGAAACCAACTAGCTTGAGCTTTTTGCTAACTTGGACGTCGGCTCCCTTGACCCTTCTCTCGAAGAATGTGACGGGTGAAAGAATGGAAGTGAAATCTTTGTCAGATATAGTGGGAGGCTTTCTTCTCTCTGAGTCTTGTCTTTCAGTGAGATATTTTGACATCAGTCCAGCAGCGACTGGTGAGCGACTTGGAGAATCAGTTTCCGCTGAGGCGACTACGTCTGCAACTACTTTATCATACACCAGCATCGTTACTGGAAGACCTGATGCGAGCTGGAACTTTTCTGCTGGGATTTCTTCACCGTTAGTGAAGAAACTCATGTTATTGGCAGAATAGTTCACTGCAAGTGACTGCAAAGTATCTGAGTCTACAGAACCTGATATTGCGAGAGAGAGCGACATTGCCTTGTCAGTAGGGTTGCCCGTGATACCGCGAATGCGACACGATCTCTCGATAGAATCATACGCTCTCTCCAACAGACCCGTGTCTTGCAAAGTTAGATAGGTGTTTGACATGTTCGGCACGTCTTCAATGCTATGAACTCTGTCAATGTCGCTAACAAACATCGCGTAATCTACGTTGTCCCCCACCTCTTCGTTTGCTGATAACTTTGGAGCCTTAAAGCTAAGAGTTACTTCTCTTGGAGACCCTTCTCTCGAAGACCTGTATTGAGTAGTGTCATCAGTCGCAGATTCTTCGGGAACGTAGTACCTGTAAGTGAACTTGGTCACGAGACTAGTCGGTTGTGAAAGACCGACAGTGGCGAGAACGTTCGAGTAAAGTGTCTTTTTTGTCATGTCACTCAGCCTCAACTTTTATCGAGCACAAAGAAATTTCTCTAGCAGCAGTGTCCCTAAGCTGCTGCCCATCCTGTTGAACAATCAAGTCATTCGGATCGTAGACAAAGCAATACACTCTTTCGAAAGGGTCTGGTGTCAAGACTCGATTCGCAGAAGTACCTGCCGTGAAGATTCCCGAATCTAGCAGTTTTAGCAGCAAACTGTGGTCAGAAGGAGTCGTAAGATCAGGTGATTTGCCACTAAGACTTGAGTACGGTATCACAGCGTAGTTGCCGTCGACAGTCTGCTCGAGGAAATCAGACGCAGTGAGAGAACCTCGAGGTATTAGCCCTTCTCTAGCTGTACCAAGCAAAGTCAAAAGCTGACCTGCTGCAGTGGCAGAAATTGATCGTTTTGAAGAGCACACTGAGTACGCGCTGAAGTCTATCCCGCTGACAACTCTTACTGTCGCTTTCAATATCGCATCAACAACGTGAAACCTGATCGCGTCATCGACGATTGACCTGGATATGTTGGGTAGACTCTGATCGTCTCCCGCAGAACTAAAGTTTCCGCCGCTTCCTATGAACGATCGACACTCTTCATAAGAGCAGCTTACCCAAGTGCTAGTTCCCCTGTCGTAACACTCAAAAGAAACTGCGCCAGATGAAGCAACTCCAAGAGGAGTTAGATTCTCGTCTATTTCGTCTGTGATGTAGCAATTGACGAGCGGATGAAACCTTCCAATAGTCAACGGAGTAACAGATGCGTAAGGGTTCTGTATCGACCGCGCAGCCAACGTCAATGAGTACTTTGAAAGATTCTTATTCATTGACAACTGTCCTGAAGCGACTTTGTCATCTTTGACTTCTATCTCTGATCTGCTTAGCATCGAACAAAGACCCGCTGGGATCCCCATAACAAGGCACGTCTTATCAGATGACAAGTCATTTTTGTAGTAGCTGTAAAACCACCTAGCAGCGCTAACATCGTAGATGCTAAGAGACTCTTCGAAAGACTCACTTACTCCTCGGTACATCTTCTCCTTAAGAGAGAGCGAAGAAGCCACTTCACTGCTGAAGTTTGCAACAACATCATTTCTTACGCGAGTTGAAACACTCGCAGTTTTTTCTGCAACTGACGTGATAGCGTTTGAAAAATTTTCACAAGAAGTGTTGATGATATCAGCAATCGCAGCCAGTGATGCCACAGCTATTTTTGTGCTCTTTTGTCTCTTGACCAGATCATTCAGCACTGACGCAAGACTGTTATACATCACAGTGCTTGTAGTCGCTGAGAGACCTGAACTCGTGTGAGCACTGGACAGGTATGTCGTTACGTCTCCGCTTAACTGAGAAGCAGATTCACAGAAACTAAGAATCTCGTAGAAATTACTGTTGACGCTAAGATACCATACAGTCGATTGCTGGGTGTAAGAGACAGTCTCTGTGCCTCCTCCAGTCGTGCTCTTCGTGTAAGTGATTTGTTCATCTTCCAGGACACCAACGTAACCCGGTCCCAAGAAATAGTTGACCAGGTTGCCCATGCACTCGAAGATCACATCGATGATTCCCCTCTTAGTGCAGGTACCGTTCCCAGTAATGAACAGACCATCGGGAGCTACGTCGTCTAATGTCTTCCCATATAGCTCTTCATAGAGAGCGACAAGCTCATCGTAGAACTCGAGTATCGAGTTTGCGATAGTTTTCCCATTCTCACTCCTCGAAAAATTCTTGAAGCCATCGTAGACTTCTGTGAAGAGCACATTACCCGTTGAAGGATACCCACCCCTTCCTGATATGAGAGAATCTTTCACGCTAGTCAATACACTGCTGGCTCGTGGAGCATTGTAGTTCCACCCTTCGATGCTGTAGTCATTAGCGTACTCCGAGCTTCCTCCTGGTGTAAAGCTGGGTGACAACCAGATCGAATTCCCCCAGCTGTTCCTCGCCGCGCTCGTTGTTGTCGAGTCGAGTTGCAGCAACTTACCCTTCGTGAAGTGCAGGCTATCAGAAGGAAAGTTCTTGATCCTTTCTGGTTCGTTGAAAATTGAGTCTACGTTAGGAGTCGGAGCAGCTTCTAGAGTCTTAGTCTTGAGCTTTCTGCTACCGACTTTTGCTCCTACAGTGCGCGGGCTGGTACCAGAAGTATCCCCACTATCTTCTATCTCTGACTTAGATTCATTCACCTCATCATATTCTTCTGACGTTCCCGCATCGAAAGCATACTCTTCATCAAGAAGAAGCGTAAGTAGCACGCCTCTCATGAAACCATTGAACTTGGTTGAGCTCGTAGAAGTCTTCATTGCGAACGCCATCATCAAGGCGTCAGTGATCTCAGCGTTGTTGGTAAAAGTTGAAGTCTCTTTACCGGAATGGAGAGTCTCAAACGAATCCTTAAGCTTCCCGAGAAGACGAAGATAAATGTCGATAGGAGTGCCAGCTTCATTTGCTGAAGCTATTCCTGTCTTAGTCTTGGCTGCCTCGTAAGAATTAGAAAAGCTTGTCGAAACTTTGCTGGTGAAGTTGCTTATTCCGCTAGTTGAAAGTTTCTTGACTGCTGGGTTGATGATGCCTTCGTAGTGAGAAGGGGTGATTTTATTGTCAGTCTTCAAACCTTGAGACTCAAAGACGTTGCTGCCTGAGTACATGGTGGGTGTACTTATCACTGCACTGCTGGTCACACCAGTAAAAGTGTCTGTGAATACTCTAGACAGAAACTCCGCGCACGATGAGACTTTTGACAGTCTCGAAAGACTTGAGTAGTTTGTTATTTTGCCATCGTCAAAAAGACGATCTTTTGAAGTGACCTTTGCGTCAACAGAAAAGTACCCCTTTGATAATCCCACTAAGAGAGTTCCTTGGGTAGTAGAGGTCGTGCTTTCTGCTGACGCTGCTGCTGCAACTTTGCTAATGGTTTTGACTATCCCAGTGCTGGTGTCTTTCTTCGGATCAAGCCCGAACGAAGACAGGCTGGTGTCAATGACTGTTGACCCATACTTTTGGGGCAGTTTGGAGTAATACTCTGCGATCTTTTCTTCTACGTTTGCCCAAGAAAGTCTCAAATCTAGATTCTTAGAGAGCTCATCTGCTGTGTTCGACAGGCTCAAGAAAGAATTAACAGCTTCTGTGGTCTTTTGAAGATCAGAGGTTGCCTGCTCCTCAAGAGATTGCATAGTTGCAGCAGTCGACTCTTCATTCTTCAGAGTTTCGTAGATGTAATCGTAGTCAGACTTCATCAGACTCGACTCGAAATCTGCTATTGCAAGTGATTGTTCTATGGAGGCAGCCGTCTTCTTGGCGTCTGATGCAGGAGTGTTAAAAATGTCCACCGAAGCTAGCAGCACTGGCCGCTCCATGCTTAGTGACAATTTTCTGCCTTGAGTCGTCGTAAGCTGCTCGAGCTGCGTCGAATTGTCTGGTAGGACAGGGAAATCCATTCTTGAGTCAAACTTCGCTGTTCCGATCGAATCTCTCGAAAAGAAAGAATCTCCTTGTTGCACAGTGTCGGGAACTGCGGGTCTTCTAACTTTTTTCCCCGGAAGAGAACCCGGACCTGTTGCAGCAGGCTTGGGAGCGAGAGGTTGCACAGTGAGCTTTGAAGCTCTAGTAGACCTTTTGATGGGCATTATCTCAGTACTCTATGGTAAGATGTGGGTTGTGCATCAATCGTCTGTGAGCTTAACTGCAGAGACGCCTGCTCAGTAAGCGCCTGGGTGCTCGTGGTTTGATTTCCGACTATTTGAGCTTCAGCTATGGTGGCTGCTGTGAAGGGGGTCACTGGCCTTATGATTATCGAAGACTCTGGCATCGGAGCAGGATTGAATGCTTCGATGGGCGGAGATCGCGGAACCACGACTATTGAAGACAGACCGCTGCTGGTTTCTAGCTTCTTCTTCTTGCTCTCTCGTGGTGAAGACTCTTTCCTCTCAATATCAACTCGATAGTAGTCTTCATAAGCTGAGTCTGCAGATTCAGCAGTGTCAACGACCACTTGCGAGTTAACAGCAACTACCGGGTCTCTCCAGGCTTGCCCATTGACAAAATTAACTTCGAGAATTGAAGGTAAAGTTTTCGGACGATAAGTTGAGATCTCGAATGAGTCTCCAGGAGTAAGGTCAAGGTAAACTGGACGAACTCTGTATTTCACGACTCCGACCCTTTCATAGAGCTCCCTGTCTTCGAACGCAGTAACTCTAAACGAGCAACCCAGTAGACACTCAACCCCATCAGCTGATCCGAACACTTGAAAATGATCGACTTCAGTTAGGTCACCGTCATACAACCATTCTATTAGATTAGAGTCTCTCATAGTCTTCGTAAGAAAGATTTGTGAGACTGAGCCCCTGAGACGTGTGGTGGGAACTTCAATCACCCTCTTTATTCCGCTATCAATGATTGAGAAATCAGCTCCAGATTTGGAGTCTCTTGTAAGAGCGGCGTCTGATGGCAATGACTGTAGATACCTACCGCCAAAAGTCCCAAACTTGTACAGGGGCTGTGATGGGATCAAAGACGAAGGTGATTTAATGCCCAGGGAGAAAACGTAGACAGCTCCTGCAGAACTCGAAACCTTGTCGATGAAATCGAAGCCAGTGCTGCCTATCGAGATCTCTTTAGTGTAAGATTGCTCACCAGTCTCTAGATCTATTCTCTCTATCTTGCAAGAGAATACTTCTGAGTAGAGATTCGGATCAGAAACATAGCCATCTGCAGAGAGAATAGTTGGCGAAACGCCGCTTGCGTTGATCGAGTTTATGAGATTCGTGAGGTCCTGTCTACCAGAGTCAGTAAAATCAGCAGTAATCTTGAACTTCACTTTTTGATCGCCGATGAGCGCTGGTGGAGAAACACGCAGTGAAGCATTGCTGTATTGCGTCCTATTCTCATAAACAACGACATTACAACTTTCTTTCTTCCTTTGCTTACGATCGTATGAGATGATCTTCGTTTCGTATGTGCAATCCGTCTCAGGGAAAGTGATAGGAACTCTTACGTTGTTTTCATTGGCTATCCGAGTCCGCGCTAGCTCAACAAAAGTTCTCTCTCCCTTAGTCATGTTTCTAACCATAACAGCGACTGATATGCTACCGGGTGGCAGTTTCTTGATGATCACTACAGAGTTTATAGCATCATTTGTCACGTAGAATGGAACTATTGAGGGCTTTGAAGAGTTTGATTGGCCCGAAACTTTGCTTCTCTTTGACGGCAGTCCATAAACTTCGCTCTTGAACGGAATAGAAAGTCTTCCGAGTCCCTCAGAAAAGTAGTGAGTTCTCTTAATCTTCGGCTTCTTTGAGCGAGACTGATTGTCTTCTCCCGTGAACTCTGTTGAAGTCAAAGAGCCCACAGAAATGATGTCTCTCACGAAAGAAACATCACTCACAATTGAAGAATTGAACACGTTATTGTCAGTGATTTTCCCACTCGGATCACTAAGCGCCAGTTTTTCCATTTCGCTGATGATCAGAGACGGTCTCACATTCACTTCAACATATTCTATCGGGGTCCCAGTACGATCTAGATAGCTAAACTCGTAGACGCTAGAGCTTAAGAACTCTCTGAGAGTCATTTCAACTTCTTGCTCGAAGATCTGGTATGCTGAGTAGATCTTCATGCGACGATAGTCGCTTTGAGAAGCGACCGGCCTTGTGTAGTACGAAGGAAGCAGCTTCGACATTGCGTTAGAAGAGCTCTTCGCGGGATCAAGAACAGGAAACGGTTCTCTTAGAGTCGCAGGATCTATTCCAGCCTGAAGTTTACTGAGCAGATAATCTCTATCTGACTGCGGTTTAGCTGGAGCTGAAGCTATCTCTTGAGTAGCAGGTACCGACTGCAAGTAGTTATACTGTATGGGATAACCTGACTTCAGCGATGGAATAGCGGAGTCAGGGAGTGATCTCATGACATCGAAGTTGTGGATTGCAACAGTGACGCTCTTGACATTCTTGTCATGTTGCAATTCAATAGAAGAAATGCTGCTGAAGCTCGGGTCAGAGCTCACGCCTGATTGCGTTGAAGCAGTTGCAATCTGTGGGTTGACAGATGTCTTGAGCTCAAGACGCACTGTTCTCCCGCCGTCTGCGACGACTCTAATAGAGTTAAAGGCGAACCTGATCGTGACATAAACTAGCGGTTCATTCCGGTTTGGAGATCTAAACAATCTCACTCTAGATATCGGAGGGCTCTCAACTCTCAGGACGCCCGAGGTAAATTTTGCCAGCGCTCTCATTCGACTACCAGATCAAATAGGTTGACAAAAGTGGGATTGCCATATCCGTCTTCAAAAACTTTCCCAACGAAGTAAATCGTTCTTTGCCTTCCACTTTCTCCGCGAGAAGCAATCTCACCATAACGTATGATGTCAAGCTTCACCAATCCGCTTGAAGAGCTTTCGAATAATTGCATGCTCACTTCATTTCTGTCAGTGTACTTAGACAGACTGATTCTTTGAGAATCAAGAGACGCAATCTCCGCCAGAAGCTTGTTCTCAGTTATCGGATCTTCTTTAACATCAGCATACTCTCCCAACGAAATTTCGTTGCCGACAGTGCTAATAGTTCTTTGCACTGGCGGAAGGTAGAGAAAGTTAACAAGCTTACCCAGTCTCTTATCTGCAAAAAGACTTTCGACATCATCGATCGAAGAAGTTGAGGGCTCTCCTCTGAATGGTCTCTCATTGCTGACTGAGAAGCTGACTGATTCTGGCCTGACTGATAGACCCGGGTCTTCGAGTATAACGTCTTTAGTGGAGATCAGTCTCTGGTTGTCAAAAGCCTCTAGAGAGCCAGAAAAGATTAGATTTTCTACGGCGTCGGTTGATTGGTAGGGATTCGCTTTCCCGCTTCTAGTGACCATGTAACCGTCACCACTGAAGCTGTTCAAGTCACCGTAATCATCAGAAGTGACTGTTATCTCATCGTTTGGCGTGCTGAACGCTTCAAAACCGACTTGTAGCGGATTTACTGCAACTCCGCTTCCGTCGTCTTCATAAGTTGCTCCAAGATCAGAGAAAGATACGTACTTTACTGTGATCCCACCGTCAATCAGTGAGGTTCTTCCTCTTGACGTGAGACGTGCGTCTATCACACGAGTTTTACTGTCTAGTAGTCCAGCCATGTGTATATGTAGGTGCTGCTTAAGCTAATAGGCACATACTCACATGTGAAGGAACCACTCAGGAAAGTTCAGTGTAAGTAGTTGTGACAGTCTCAGTAACCTCTGACTCGTCCTTGTCGAGGTAGCTTCCAAATATCCTGCAGTATGTATCTTGGTTCGTGCTCAATCTGTAGCTCGAACTAGCCAACGGAGTGTAAATCGGAGGTGTAGTCTTCTGCGTTGTTGACCAGTAGAACTTCTCTACTGGTCCTGATAGCACGTCAAAGAATTGACCGTGGCGAAGCGGCGAGAGAACATATGAGTCATTGACAACTGTTCCGACTATTGATGTAGTCCCTGTCGTTGGCAGCCAAGTCTCAGAATAATCTAGCTGCCCTTCTCCTCCTGTGAAGCCTCTAGTTCTTATGGTGCCTAAATCTGGAAATGGGCTTGTAGGAAAACCACCAGAAACTATCGTGGTATTTCCTCTTTCACCTCTTGAAACCTGTCTCAATTTCACAATAGCATTTGCTCCTACTATCTCAGCGCTTGCTGAGATTTTCGGACCGATACCCACAGACAGACTATTGAATGCTTCAATGAACAATTCCATGAGATCAGAGCCAGCGATTCCATTGCTTGAGTACGCCACGTAAGCAACATCGCCTGAAACATCTACGAAATTCGCCTGACTTCCTGGGTAGTTGTTGCTTGACATGATCAATCGACCTTTCTTGCCAAGAGTGTCAGAATAAGAGAACGAAACGCTATCATACGAACCAAGAGAACCGTAGATGAAACTTTTCTTAAAAAGAATGGTTCCTGTCGCTGCTGTGCTGGAGTTTGGATAATTGCTCCCATAAACGTAGTCATCGTAAGCTATCTTGGGAGAAGTAGCTTTGAAGAAGTAGTTGTTGAAGTTTGAAGCCATTAGATTCTCCTCGCTCCCGCATCCAGATAGAATCTTCTAGCTGCAGCTGGGTCGGTGTTTCCGTCTATCAGACCTTTCGGACCCTCCGAGCCAGTGTAAATTCTTGTGTACATTGAGCCGCTCAATAACTCCCCGTTGAAAAGGAATGACCTGTCAGAGATGATTTCTTCACCGTAATATGAAGAAATCGCTCCTTGCTGTGGACTCGATCTCTTTGGCAAGTTGATCTTCTCGCTAGAGACAAAGTCTCCGATGAGGACGATCTCAGCCTCTCCCGTGCCTATTCTCAGTCTTGAATCAGGCAGAATCTGATTGTAGTCTTCTTTCAAGTGTGTGTTCTTGAAAACTCTATTTGAGCCATTGTACTGTAGACCACCTCCCCGATTCTCCCCACTAGTTGGGCCGTCGAGAAGACCATCACCGGGCAAATCATCTGTATCGACGTCGGGTGGTCCGAAAGTACCAGCGTCAAGACCCAATATCAACTCGTCTTCAGGTTCAAGAACTATAGGGTTATAAATTTGCCTTTCGCTATTTGTTCCGACTTGAAACGCTGATATGAACCTCCATCCGTAGTATCCCATGTAGAGGTTACCGTGGGCGACGCTCCACTCGTCTGCAGCACTCACAGACGTATACCTTCCGAACCATCGAACGGCACTAGTATCGCCCACAGGGATGCCAGCGTTTATTGATTGCGGATCTGAGATGCTCTCGTGTAGAAATGAACCCTTGTTGATCTGCTCTACACCAGTTTTTGCAGAATAGAAATCATGCGGAAAGAAAGAAAGACCAAACTGTTGGACAGTTCCTCTTTGCGCTGACCACGTCATGTCGGAGAGAGTTCCCTCAGACGGCTTAGATGGGCCCGCGAGGTTGACCAGGGCACGACAATAAGAGGGAACCATAGAGAGTTGAGCATCAACGCTGCCTGTAGGAAATCCCGGATCGATCCACCCAGGAGTTGGTCCTGTGAGAGTCGTGAAATTGTCGGGTTGTATCGAAGAATATGGGTTCTTCAGTGAAGTTACGGCCATCAACGGGGGTCGTGTCCCACCGAGCCATCTATTGCACAAGAGAGTTACACCGGGGGCGACAGCAGTTGTGGCAGCAGTCGGTTGTGAATGATTGCCGAGAGAAACGTAGCTGTAAAGACGTATCGGCGGCGTCGAAAAGTCACCCTCTCTGTAAGCAAAATCTCTCTTCGAGCTCGCAGTTATCGGAATCAAACTTGGAGCGACTTGACACTCTGGCACCATGCTTGGCAGCATGGTAAGATTCAGAAATCTTGAATCCGTATAGATTTGCGAGTCGGCGGCAGATGGAGCAGCTGGGTTCAAGAACCTTGTGACGCCCCAGTTCTTCGAATACTGTGGTGTGTGAAGAATCGCATTATCAGTAGAGATTCTGGTGAGAGACTGGCTGAAAAAGTCTATCGATGAATCTGGTTGTGTGAGGCCTGTGTATAGCCCACCCGAATTGTAAGGAGAGACACTCGGTAGCAATTGCCACTTTGAAGTAGCATCAGTGAAAAATCCATCGGTCCAGGCGCCTCCGAAGGAAGCAGAGTTATAGTAGCAAATAGAAGCGCTAGCTATCAGGTATCTTTTTGAAGTGCTCCAGTCAGCAGCAGTGTCCCTCTCTCTTGATACCCTTCTCTGTCGATACACAAAGAAGACATAATTGTCGAGATCCTTCTTGTTGGTGATTTGCCGATTCCAAACACTCACTGAGGCGGGCTCGATACCGGGATTCAGCCCAAAGCGTCTTTCAGCGGTGACTGGTATTCTAAGCTCTATTCTCTTCAGAATGAAGGGCCTATCAATGAAGTTCTTGAGCTTTATCGTTTCGTGATCGAAACCGTGGTACCGAGGAGCATTGGGGGCTCCAAACATGCTGGTTGGCCACCCTATTCTCTCATAGCCTGCCTGCCTTAAATGCTCGACATGATTCACAAAGTAGCCAAACTGCGGAGACCAAGCAAATTGCGCCATTATCTTATTAGACGACTGTTCTATGTCACCGTCTTGAAACAATCCACCTGTGTAGCCGTTACCTTCTAATCGTATGAAATTTGAAGCAGAAGCGCTGATTTTCGTGTAGTTGTTGTCGGAGGTCAGTGATGTCTCTGCAGCGTATCTCTTCTCTATCCACTTTTTCAGCACTGGACTGTAATACAAGAAACCAGTGCCGATGAAGTCAGAAGAACCATCGAGTAAGAGAACTGTTGACAATTCCGGTGCTCCGAGGGACCATCCGGAGTAGTCAAACCTCGCGGCAATCGTATTCGTGTCCTCGTTCGGAAGCGGCACTCTTATCAATGCACTGCCTGATGCGATAACATACTCATCGTCGATCACGGGACTTGTCAAGTCTGCTGCATCGCTGAATGCTGGTGTTCGCTCATGATCAACGAGAAGGTTTCCATCAGAGAAACCCACGTTCACTTCTGGAGCCAAGAAATTTTCCTGGTACACTTCAGATGTTGAAATCGTAGAAGAATCAACGAAAGCTGCAAGCTTTGAAACTGGGCTCGAGTCGTAAAAGCCAGAGTTTGCAGCATTTTTTGATTTTTTTCTATCAACAAGTCCAAGAAGCCTCTTGGGAGCAGAAGTGTAAGACGTTCTTCTCTCTGTATAGACTCCGTCAATCACACCTTTGTATATTGCCTTGATCTCAGGACCGCTTAGGACTCTATTCCACACAGCTAATTGAGCTATTGCGTCGCCGTTACTTAGACTTCCACTGAAGAACGTATTCACTATTGGTTGTCTAAGAGTCTTGTTCAACAACTCAGTCGTTGGGTACCTGGGAGTGTTGTCTCCCTGGAGACCCAACAATCCGTCCTCGTAGAAGAAGGGAGAATGTCCAGCAGGAAAAGGTCCCCACGCCGGTGTCGTATAGACCAGCTCACCGTCTAGCCACATCTCACAAAGGCCCTCCTGTCCAGTCTCAGAAGTGTTGAAAAGAGGAGAGACCTCTGCTCCTAGTACACTGCTCATGTTCACTTTGCGTGGTCGTTCAGCAGCTCTCTGAACATACACAATGTGGTGCCACCCTGAAAGACTGGCGGGATAGTACACTTGAGAACCAGTGGGAGGTTGTCCCACTGGGAAATACCTACCTCGATAGGATAGTTGAGCGCCAGATCCACTGATGACTGCGCCAGAAAGGCCTGCTGTTTTAGTCGTTGATGCGATGACAAAAACTTGCCCTGGTAGGGCAGACCCGGTCATTGTGTCAAGAATAAAAGTAGCCTTCGAAGGTCCCGCATCCCACCTTGCTAAATTAAACTGCAGACCAGCAGACCCAGAAGTCTGGATCACGTATGAAGAGCTTGTCGATGATATCGATGGTGAGACTGTGCTACCACTGACCCAAACTGAAAATGTGAGCTCTTTTGTCGTGAAACTAAGATAGTCTGAGACTACTGGTATTACTTGCTTCACATTTGAGCTAGAACCTGCAGCAAGACATCTTGTCGTTGATGCAAACTTGCCCGTAAACGGAGAAGTTAAATTTACCGCTCCCGCGATTGGAAGCGGAAAGTTTAGACCAGTGACAGTTTCAGCTGGATCTTTGATAGACTGTTGGAAGGCAAGGCTAGAGCTCAAATCATAGATTCTGCCGCCCTCAGTCAGGGAGAAGAGCACTCTAAAGTCTTCGAGGGGACCAATGTTTCCGCCGAGTTTTGCCATCTCACATCCTGTCGCTATACACTATTGAATCGGTTCCGTTCAAAACGTTAAGAAACGTCCACCCTGCAGAAGCAGATTTCTTGTCTCTTTTCTTGTAGTACGATCCCGCTAGCCCTGAGGCTATCACTCTACTCATCTCTGGGTCCTCGGTTATTGAGCTCATGTTCATCGTTGCAATAGCGCTCAGCTCTGATGCATCTCCCGTATCGTAGCTGTCGATAAATGGGAAAATTGCTGTGCTTTCTTGATCCTGGTATGTAGTGAACTCATTGATGTGGTCTTCGCTTCCAATCTCAAAATACTTCGGTGACATGGACAAGGTTGAGGAGTAGTCTCTGTCAATTTCTTGGGTGATAGAGTAGAATTTTCTATCAACGCCCTCAGAAGTATCTCCAAGCGAAGCTTTCATTCCACGCTTCGCGTATTGTGGGAGGAAGCGAAATCCTACGAGCTCTGCTCTAGTCTCAAAGACTCCCACTGTTCCATCTTCTACTGCAGGATCAGCATACCCAAGCGCTGTCAATATTGTGGGATATAAAGCCAGTCCCTCATCTGTTATGTACGTGACTGGATCGAAGTCACCGATATCAGTGAAGACGATCTCACTCGGCAGCCCTTGCCCAAGAGTTCTCCTCTCTGCGAAGCTGCTTGGAGCAGAAGTGATGGAGCCAGCAACGTCCATGTCAATGAGGTTCTCATCAAAGAAGTTGTCATCAACAACTCTGCCCAAGTAGACCATCAGATCGCTAGAATTTGGTCGAATCCTGAGAATCGAAGTGTTAAACTGCTGCTCTTTTGTGAGAACGTTTACACCTTCTCTTCTTTGCTCGAGGCTTCCGCTTTGTTGGTCAGTAATCGTTGACGCCATCAGATTTTCTTAAGCTCCGCAGTGATGAGTGAAAGTCCAATCGTACCTCTAAGATTTCTGCGATCATTTTCACCGAGATAGATGTCTGCCCAGTTGTATCGTATCTTGTTCCTCTCAAGCATGTGGCTCTCAACTACGAGGTTCACGCCTCTGAAGTCAGTGTTGAACGGAAGAAGCTGCTCTACCAATCTTTCGATGTTAGATTCAAACCACTTAGCGAACAGAAACACGTTCTTGAAAGCGACAGGGTCTGTGAGACGATTGAAGTACACTTCCCTTAAGTGTCTCTCACCTGTATACTCAACAGAAAACATGTCGGCGGGATTACCGTAAAGATTGTCTAGAACTTCATGACCGCCAAACATGAGTGCCATGTCTTCATTAAGAGCTCTGACGGTGCTGATCTCGATTCCGAAACGATTGTCGTCAATCGGGACTTCTGCGGGATCGACCCTGTACACAGGCAGATAAGACCCACCATACTTCTCAGAATTTTCTTCCAGCTCCCATGACCTGACTCTCACCTTCATATCAGATGATGACTCGTCAAAATACGTGTCTATTGCGTTGTAGATCATCTCGTAAGGAAAGAAGATCTGCGAACTGGCAGGGAATCCAGAACCTGACAGGCTCAATCCGTTCTGCGTGAAATCTGTTATCACAATATTGCCTGACCCATTAGACGCCGTCAGGACCTGACTCAGACTCGCATCTATCCTGAGCCTTTCGAAAGAACCGCTTTCGCTGGTTACAAAGTTGAAGTTCAAGGAGGGATCGACTACTCCGACGTTTTGTGGGTTTCTTACGTGCTCCTGCCACTCGCTTCCGCTCAAGTGCTTGGACCAGAATCTTATCTGTGATGTTCCACCATTGAAACTAGAGAGCTTAGACTTAGAAGACAAAGACGAATCATTCAGAAAGATTGAAGAAGCGCCGTCAGTAACTGTTGATGTTCCAATCTCAAAGTATGAGCCGCTTGAATTGTATACTGCACCAACGTTTGAGAACGCATCGTTGGTGTCTGGTATCACCACGTTTGCATAGCTCTCAGAAAGAACAAGACTCTCTCCAATGCTCTTTCCGAATCTTAGAAACCACTTGCTGGTTGTTGAAGACTCTCTCTTTCTTGAAAAGGAAACATAGAAAGGATACCCATCGTACACTGGGAGGTTGTTCATCGAGATTGAGAAACGCTCTGGGTCGGTCGTGTCTGTAGAGTACGCTCCGCTTAGTGTGAGATTGCCTCCGAGACCGCCAATTGTCCCAGACCTCTCAAGAATGAGATTAAGAAGAAGAGACTCTCCATACGAGCCAGTGTTGAAGAATCTCACGAGAGAAGTGTCTCTTGTTTCAAAGTCTGAGGTACCGAACTTAAAGTGACTCTCAAAAGAAAAACTTCCAGAAGTCATCAGTCCGTCTGATGGTCCGCCAGCGATGAACGGCTCTCCTGGTTCTACTCTGCTGGCGCTCAGATAAGGTGATGTAAGAAGATAAGACCCAGTCTGAGTGAACATTATCGATTTTTTCGTTGACTTTCTGCCAGTGATGTAGCCAGATCTGGCTCCGCCGTATTCTTTGAATCTCAGCGTTACGTCTGGATCGATTCCCATTGACCGTATGATGCTCTTTACTGAGTTGACGGTGCCCTTGCTCTTGATCAAATTGGGCATGTTTGTGAGTATTCTACGCCAGATAGTAGACTCGAGCTGATACAGAGCATTGGTTCCTATGCTGGCATCCTGTGTAAGATTATCACCGTGAAAGTACTGCAGGTATGTCGGTGAGCTAAACAACCTCGGAAGCTCTATCCCGTACTCTTTCGCCAAGAACGGAAGAAAAGTATCTGCTATCCCTCCCTGCTCATCATAATCGACTTTGTCGAGCTTCGACATCTGGTCAAGGTACATCTTGAGTTCATCGAACTGCTTCGCCCAAACGAGAAGGAGCATCGTAATCATCTGTACTGAACCGAGCTGTGTCGCCCTTGGAAGACTTCCACCATCAGAGAAGTCTCTGCCGATCTCACCGTCAACTGATTGCAGACCAAGTTCTGTCTGCTCTTCTTCAAGATAGTGCGAGGGTATGAGCTTGAGAATATAATTCGGGTTGTTACCGTCGTAGATCGTGGCTTCAGCAAGGAGAGATTGGTTGAACGTTATTAGTGAAGTGTAGTCAGGGAACAAAACAGGATTGTAAATCTCTCTCTCAGAAAAACTTGCTGGTCCACCGGTGTCAGTATTTGAGTCTCTTAACGAAAGGTCGAAGTTTGTGATTGTCGAGTGTAGCCCGTTCCCAGACGAGTCTACGACGAAAGAATTTCTCGTGTATGATCCTGATGGCTCATTGAACTTAAAGTAGAGTTTCAGATCAGATCTAATCTCAGTCGGATTCTTTGAAACGAAATCTATGTCTTGAGAAGTTCTGTTTCCTACGAACACTTTAAAATCGTCAAGTGAGGCGCTAAGAGTGTTTTTTGGCAGAAAGCTAAAACCGCTTGTCTGGTGAAGACTTCCAGTTCCTATGTAGAGCGGAGAGCTATTGCTCGTAGACACTTCAACTTCGCTGATCGAATTTGAAGAGCTTGCAAGCGTGCCAGTCAAATACACTTGTAGCTTGTTAATCCCTGGTCTTCTGTTGAAGATTGCTGCTACGTCGATCCAAGAACCCTTATTGACTGGAGTGCTAACTGATAGAGAAGTTGAGCCTGACGTATAGGCAAAGAGAATATCTGCTTGTTGTGGACTCACTGAATGAGAAATAGCCAGCGTGTATCCTGACCCAGCATTTATTCTCTGAGCTATTATTTGATTGTCATTTTGTTCGGGTGGAACGAAAAGCTTGAACTGGAAAGATATGCTCGACCCGGCAGGATCGAGCACAGACGCACCTGACTTATTTTTTGAGAGTTCTGGGAACTTGGATCCCGCAGAATCAATTACTTCTATGTAGGAGTCATCCCTAAACGACAGACTATTAAGAGATCTTGGAAAGTTGTTGTAAATGTAAGACTCGAACCCGCTCAAGCCATCGAAGAAGTCTTCGATCTCTCTGAACGTCCCATCAAATGGGAAATTATTGATGATAGTATCAAAAGCAACGTTTACATTCGCAACCGCAGAACCAAAGAAAGTGTGCTTTGAAAAGTCTGACCAGTCAATTGGTAACTGCTGAGTTGACTCTAGCGGACTTCCTTGAGCAGAATATCTGAATGAGTCTTGTGAGGGAGACTGCGTAGACTCTTGGTTCTTTAGAGAAGTCTCGCCTGCGCTAAAACTACCGCGTTGTAAGGCTAGAAGAGTCTCAGTTCGCGTGTAATCTGTCACTCTCGAGTTTCTTGCCATTACTCACTCACTACCAGTCTGAAACTGTTGCTTGACACTTCTAAGACTTCCCCAGCAGCAGTAATCTTGAACTCAAAGGACAACGGCACTCCAGTCGGAAGAGAGTCAGTTTGAAGTGTAGCGTATGGGGAAAGAGAATCAATTGACATTTTAGAACCAGAATCGTCAAAATCAAACAAGAGTCTACCCGTCCCAACGTCTCTCAATCGATATCTGCACTCTGCAAGACTGAGAGGCTCCGGCTCAAAGGCAAACTTCGAAGACCTGTTTTGCTCGTAGTCGTCGTAGAAAGAAACTCTAATCTTCAGCGGTGTTCCCTTGTTGATCGTGGGCTGAGTTGACAGCATCGAGTATCGAAGCTTTCTGTAACCCCCAGACTTTGTTGATGCAAGCTGATTATAGAAAGTTACGCTCCCAGAGTAATACGACACTGTCTCATCTAGAGAAGTCCAGTTTTCGTTGAATGTTATGGAACCGCTGACTCGCAGTGCTTCGCTTAGAGTCACGCTACCGCTTATCGTTGATGGGTCGCTTGAGTAGAAAGCAACAGATGCAGAGTAGATTCCAGTGAGCGCTCCACCCTGAGTGACTTGTGAACCTGTTGCATACTTGACAAACGACCCAGTAGAAAGCTTTACTAGCAAGCAATTGCTGCCGACGACCCCAGTCAAGGAGGAGCCAGAGACTATGTTGGCGTACTGTCCCCTGACTATGTTATGCAGACAAAGAGAGCTCGTAAGATTGAAGAAAGACGAGCTGTGATTATCAATGATGCTGTCATCATACGATAGAGTAAGAGACGGTCTAAGAAGCTGATCTCTCACGTGTCTTGAAGCGAACCTTTTCACGAATCTAGTTGTTGTGTCCTGCTCTTGTGAGTCAATGAATGACACTCTGAAACCGTAGTCTGGTACGATGCCTGCGATTGTAGCTGACACCACGCGTGTAACATCTACCAGCAGATCTTCAGTGCCAGCTTCGAACAACTGGGTCGAGCCGAGGTTGACCACGCCGTTACCGTCCAGAAGATTTCCACTCGCGTAGTAGTCAACTCCAGAATCTCCGAGAGTTCCAGACTTGAACGCACCAGAAAGGTTCCAAAGTGAATCAGCAGAACTGCTTAGAAAGTTGCATGAATCAACATCTGCAAAAGAGATTACGTCTCTTCCAAATCCTTCGGTGAAGGATTTTGCAAGCGGGAAGACTTGCACCCTGAAATCGTGCGGGACTGGTTGTCCCGCAGAAATGCTCTTCAGAGAAAGAGAGGCCTTGAAAGTAGAGTCCGATATTTTGAGAGAAGATGATGATAACTCTTTTGCCCTAGAAAGATCAAATTTCACTAAGATCCTCGAGAGCTCTATTGCACCTGTGACGTAAGTCGACTCATCATACAGCTTGAACAAGTCCAGTGTACCAGCTCGACCCACATTACCGGACACTGCTCTCGTCGAATCGACAATCTTGTCAGTAACGTAGGTATCAGCAGATGAGCTTGCAATTAGAATCATTTCACACTCTCACGCAGAAGTAACGACGACGTCATTCGCCGGGTATCTAATCTCAAAGATCCCACCTTGGGGTGGGAGTATTATCCCGCGAGAAGTCGCGTTTTCCATGTCGTAAGTATAGTTCGAGTACACAGAGTCATCTATTGTGCCAGATTTGTTAGTGAACTCTAGCGAGACAAGAGAAAGAACTCCCGGCGTGTTTATGATCGCGCTAGTTACGTCAGCGATGATAATCGGTTGATCGACTTGGAACAATCCAATGTTCAGCTGATTTCTAATCGCTTGACTAACAGATTGCAGGACTTCAAGAGAAATGTAGCTCGGAGCAATAATCACTGATGCCTTGACAGTGTAATTGACGATTGGTGAGTCAACGATGTCAACAGCATCAGAGATTAGACGAAGTTCATTCAGATAATTTCTCAAGTTGAGCTTTAGAGAGTCAGACGCTCTTGAAAGTCTGCCAGCTGTATCGTATCCAAGAACGTAAAGCTGCTTTGACAAAGGGTTGGCGGGATTGCTCCTGCATCCTGCTTTTGAAACTTTTCCGAATCTACTTGGAAGAGAGTAGACTCTTGCGATTAGATCTTCTTTTGTCACTACTCTCAATTGCGAATTTTTTGCAGCTGGTATTTGCATTCTAAGGTCTTCGATGCTCGGTTGACCAGCTCCGCCACTTGCAGCCTCACTGTTGATAACATCGATTGACGCTCTAACAGCTGATGCAATTGCGTTTGACGGAAGTCCAGGAAAAGCCATCGAAAGAGAAGAGATGCTTCTTATTGAGTTAGCAGAAACGTTGTGCAAAAGGCCGCCGCCATACTCGTAGACAATCGTTAGAGTAGTGTTAGAGGGAGCAACTCCAAGAGATTTAGAGCGCAGCAGGCTGTTCGGGTCTAAAGAGTACCTCGGGACTGAGCTTTTTCCGTACAGAGGTAACGCTAAGCTGGAAGGGTCAAGAACAGTTTTCTCGTCCAGCGAGTTATCTCCTCCTCCAAATGTCAGCGTTGTTTCACGTGTAGTGATATTTGTCGAGACCGTGAAGCGTCTTGGAGCAGGTATAACTTCAAGACTGTCACTCACAATGTTGTTGTCATACGAGTTGTTAGTGACTGAAGCGTACACAGTGTCCTGTGTTAAAGACTCTACTTCATAGTAGGAATTTCCCTCAGTGTCGATTACGCTGATTATCCTGGACACAGAAGGGTTAGGCAACGTCACAGCATAGAACGGGTTGTATCCTGAGGGTGTGCTAAAGGTAGCGGATGCTCTAGTTGATGATGTAGCAATGACCTGCCTTGACAAGACGTAAGTCAGAGGGTTGCCGCTGTCGTCCGTCTCTCCTACTATCACTGTAGCCTTGAGAAATCCGTCCCTGTCTCTTTCGTTGAAGTTGAGATCATCGACAGTCGTGAAGGTTACTTGAGCAGAAGAAACTGCAACCGTTCCAGCCAAGACTATTGGTAGAGCATCGCTTTGGGGAACGTATCCATTGACAGTTGATACTGCTGGAACTTCGATCAAAAGAGTAAGCGTCACAGTCGCAGGGCTCGAACCCGTAATTTTGACGCCTGCATTTCGAAGATGTCTCTGTATATTCACGAGCTCTACAGAATCTGACCACGATAGTTCCGTGAACTGATGGTCAAGATAGTAGCTCATCGTATCACCGACAGAAGCGGCCAGATCTATGAACATTCCACCAAGACCGGCTTCACTGAAATCCTTGATCTTGTCAGGGAAGAAAGTCTGAGCGTATCTGATGAGATCAGACCGCAAATCCTGAAAATCTTTCGATAGATAGCTTCTTTGCGGCTGATTAGTGTTGTTGCTTCCTGCCATTAGCTCACCGTTGCGATTATAACTTCTATGAGTCTCTGCTTGCTGTTCAGCCCAGGAACGCTGTAAGTGACTCTAACTGCCACTTTTCCCGGTGTTGTGTACGTTTGTGGGATCTGCACGGTCTCAAACGTTTGTAGATTGACGAATGGCAAATACTTTCTTGCAGCAGTCCTTATGCGATTAATCGCCTCGAAGTCACCCTCTTCAGTCCCAAGCTCAAAAGCGATTTCTCTCAAATTTGCCCCGTAATCATGACGGAAGATCCTTTCACCGTGATTTGTCAGAATCAAATTGCGCAGATTGTCGCTAACCGTGTCTTCAAGACTGTAGTGCATCTTAAAGAGACCGTCTTTCTCAAGACCAGACTCAAGAGGAGTTTTTATTCCTATCGGTGTACTCTCTACACCGGCTACAGAACGAGACTTGTATTCGACGTCGGTCTCTCCAACAGAGCTGAAATCGTATTTTTTCGCGTCTGCCATTCGACCTCCAAGATTAGGTATGCGTAATCACGAGTTCATGATGAGCCTGGAGCAACTGTTGACGCAACTACCGGGTAAGTAGTTGCTGTTCCTACCACAGGGATGCCAGGATTGATAGTTACTGTGATGCTAGTGACATACGCGTCTACTGCGCTGGCGATGTCTGCAGACAGTTGATTGATAATCGCTTCAGGGTCAGCTCCATCCTTCGAGCCGTTGTCCTTGGCATCGATGAAAGCTTGCTTGATCGTCTGCTGCATAGTAGCTTTTCCAGTTGCAATGATGGGCATTTACTCTCCAAAGATTCTCTTTGACTTGAGGTTCGGTATCTCACCCTCTCTAGACTCCATAGCGCTCTTCAAAGTCGATGCTGCTTGGTTCAGTTGCACTGACGGAGCTCCGTAGCCAGGTGTAGTGTGTGTACTGACAGTGTCGCAAAATGACTTCACGTCTGCTATGATAGCCTTTAGCAGATCTTCAAGTTGCTTGTACCTGACGTAGGGTTGGGAAGTTCCTGGTGCGTCAGAGTCTCCTTCCTCAAGACCACCATCTGCAGAGGACCTTCCGAGATGAATCTCCTTTGCAGAAATCTGCAGGATCCCGTCGGGGCTCATCACTATTGCAGAGAGATCGTCATCTTTTGCGCCTTCTTTGATGATTCTAATCGAACCATTTACGCTTCTGTCAACGTCAGATCTCGCAATGAAGCGAAGATGATCTGCCTTCACAGCGACTGATGCTCCTGAGTAATCTATCGGAGGCTCTGCAGTTTCAAACGTCGACGGAGTAGAATTGAGAGTGTTGAAATTGTAATCGACGTCAGTTTGCTGCGACACATAAACTCTAGCAGCGTCATCAAGAAAGTCTGGGTCTCCCTCTGTGGGAGAAATGCTCTCAAAGTCCGCAATCCTCTTAGAGACTTCAGTGAAATTTCTTCTATTCAATCTTACCGGAGGAAGAGTCCTACCTTCAACCTCTCCTGTCGAGAGCCACCTCGACCTACCAGCGACAATATCAATCGTTCCAGAAAAACTTGCGGGTGACTCAGCTGAAGCTGGAGTCGGACTCTCTCCCGGGTCCTGCTCTACTGCCCAACCGTGATCAGTTGTTAGTGCGATCGTGGCGTTATTCGAACCTTGCATGACCAGATCACCAGGGCGCTTTATGTACCTCGGAACGGGTTCAAAGACAGTCTGAGACAAAGACTGACTTGTACCAGAGAGTATGAGATCGTAGCTGTTCCCTTCTGGGGTCTTGGCTAGAGAGATGTTTGGAAAATCATCGACAGCCGGCGGCGAGGGCACTAATCCCACTTTTGTTGCAGTCGTAGACTCTTGCTTTGAGTCAGAATTGTTTCTGTCAAAGTGTGAGAAATTGACGTCCTCAGATGTCTCATCACCGTGGACCCTTGAAATCCAGTACCCTATGCTGGTACCGTCTCTGTCAAAGATGACCCAGACCATCTCAGACGGCTTCACGGGCATTGATATGTGAGATGAGAAAAATGGATAACAAAGAGTATACGAGCTGCCTGCCTGGTCAGCGCCACGTGTAACTCTTCTAACTACAACGCTTCCCCTGGGTATTCTTTCGAGAGGAACAGATATCTTTGCGGCGGTGAGCTGAGTCGCAATTTCTGACAGACTGTCTGGACCCGTATGGATCGCCGTTACGACTCCCTTCTCAAAAGTGACTTTGGAGAACTCTGACATTCAACCCCCGATTGCGTCAAACATCTCATCGGGAGTCATCTTCTCTCCCTTCTCCGCCGCAGAGATCATGTCAGCGAGCTTGATGAGCTGCTCATTGCACTTGCCCATCCTCTCAAGATACCTAACCAGCATAGGGCCCATTGCGACGTGTTCTTGAGCGCTTCCCGCCATTGACATGTAGAGCTGTACGTAAAGAGCATGAGCTGACTCTCTGTCAGTGACGGCATTCTGATAGATCTCCTTCCAGAGCATCTTCTTCTTGTCATCAGTAGTTGCAAGAGAGTCAAGAAGATCGCCAAACTCTTTGATTTTCTTGTTGCTACCCTCGATCTTCTTCAGAAGTTCATCTGCTGAGCTCACAGGATTCCTCCCTCATCGCTAACGATGTCCTTATAGTGTCTGCGAATCACCGCCATCGCTAAAGAAAGCTGCTTTTGATTTACACTCGCTATTTCCCTGACGTAGAGAAAGACTGCTCTCTTGCTGAGCAGGTCGATCTCATCAGCGTTCTGGAAGACCATCCTCAGCGCAGTCATGGTTGACTTTTCGTGCTCCTCTGTCAGTCTCTTCTCGATCTTATCAAGAACTTTCAAGATCAAGTCCTTTCGACCAGCGTCGATTAGAATGTCATCAGGAGACTGTATAATGCTGTGGTTCGATATGGTTCGCCTGTCGGCTTGAGAGAGCCTCGTTACGTCCTCGATCGAAACGCTTCTGATTCCGTCCTTCGTCCTCTTCTTTGAGTGTATGATCAGCCAGTTCCTGGCGACAACGTTGAAGTAAGAGAAAGCTTTCGTGCCTCGACTGGGGTCGAACTTGTGCATGTTCTCATACAGAAAGCAGACGCAGTCAGACTTGACTTCGTGAACGCTGTCTGCTCCCTTTGCAAAACCGTAAATGTATATGAGATTCTCAACGAGCTTGTTGAAAGCCGGCATAATCTCGTCAACGTAGATCTTCTCTTTCGTCTTGGAGTCTTCCTCAGAACGGTACTTGACCATCGAGTCTTGCACTTCAGGTCCAAAATAAAGCTGCTTTGGCTCAGCCTGCTTGGATGAAGAGACTGTTCTCTTTCTACCCCTCATCAGTCTCCTCCTCAATGTTAGCTATACTTCCCGCGACGCGCAGGATGGCTTCTCTGCAACCTTTCACGTCATCAACGACTCTCTTGATCTCTGGTGAATCAAAGAAGATCGGGATCTCAAGGACTTTTGAGATAGAGCGATACCGCTCATCGAGTATCTCGAGAGCGGCCTCAATCTCATCTTCAACTTTCAAGATGATCTTCGAGAACTTCCAGAGGTAGTAAGTAGCAAAACCAAGAGCAGCCGTCTCAACGATTAGGAGCGCAGAAAGGAAGTACATCACAGCAAGTCTCCAAGCTCTTTATCATATCGAGCTGAGACTGCTTCGAATGAATACTCATCCCTAATCCGCTTACCAAGCTCAGTCGCCCACTGTTTCGGAACGACCCGGGATTCAACGAACTTCTTGGCCCTCTTCTTGAAATCTTCCTCCTTCGGCTGCGCCCACCTCGCTCCCTTGACAAAGATTTCGTTGTCGACCCTGCTCTCAGGAATCTCAGAGAGCGTGTAATCGACTCCAATGTGCTTGCCGAGCCTCATGAAGTCCATGTGACCCGACCAATCAGTGCAAATGATAGGGAGATCACACGCAGCAGCCTCAAGAATCGGAAGCCCATAACCCTCTCCCTTTGTCAATGTAAGAAGAGCGTTGATCTTCTTTGACTTGTAGAGAGAGATGATCTCTTTCGTTGTCATTTCTCCGTTGAGTAAGTGGACTCTTGGGAAGAGACCTTTTCTCACTTCACTCACCAGCGTCTTGAAGATGTTGGTGAGTTGAGCTCTGTGAATCGAACAGTTAGTTCCCAAGTTAGACTTGATCACAAGAGAGACGTCCTTCCTGTCCTTGAACTCCTCGCAGAACCACTTCACGGCGTAAAAGATGTTCTTCCTATCAATCTCGGGTCTCATGCCAGTGAGCTGCCCGACCATCAAGAAGTTGGTCATTGTCTCAATTTCTGGTAGTTCCAACCCATCATTCACAGTGAAGACCTCGTCTGGAAAAGACTCAGGAACGACTCTTGTATCAACACTAAGATTGCCACTCTTCTGAAGAACTTCCTTGCAGAAAGAAGATGGGACTACGACTCTCTCCATCCTATTGCACGCTTCTACCCACGCTGGATTGCACTTGTCTGTTTCAACGATCGCAGACATTCCTACGTTAATGGCGCCCTCAACCCTTTGCCACTCATTCGGAAGTTGCAAGGAGATGATAACATCTGGCTGTCTCTGCGGAGACCCCGTCTTTTTCATGATCTCACTAATCAGTCCATCCTCCGCTTCTGGATTCACATGCCAGCTTGTAATACCCCAGGGCAGAAGATCAACAGTGAGATCAACGTTCTTCGAGTTTAGCCAGCGAAAGATCTGTCTTGCATGCGTTCCGTAACCAGAAATTGAGAGAGCAGGAGCTCTCAACACGACGCTCTTTCTCATATCGACACCACCTTCCAGTTCCTGGACTTTTTCTTCTTCCACTCATCAATCAAGTTGCCAAGAGTTTCGTGCCACATGTCGATGGTATTTTGAAGGGAGAACTCGCTCTCTACGTAACTCTTCGCCTTCTCTCCAAGATTCTTTCTCCCCTCTGACCCCATCTCATAGAGCTTCAAGATTCCCTCTGCTACAGTTTCATTGGTAACGTAGTCTTCGTAGATGTACGGGACCTGCTGGCTCCCTACGAGAGTTTTCATTTCAACGGGCAATGCGACCCCATTCTCAGTCCCATCCCTATGATCAACGACTTGACGAGTCAAACCGCCTGTCTTGAGAGCAACGATTGGCTTACCCACACTCATTGCCTCGAGTGTAGAAAGTCCGAAACCCTCTGCAAAAGAAATGTTTAGAGTAAAATCTGAGATATTGTAGAGAACATTCATCTTCTGGAACTCTATTCTCTCAGCAGAAAATGTAACGTTGTTCTCTACGCCGAGCATCTTTGAAACTTCGATAAGATTCGGTCCTTCCTGATCAAGAGGATCAGTGTGCATAAGAAGAGTGGCGTTCTTATGACCGTGTTTGGATTGCAGCTTATCGAGGAACAGTTTCCATGATTCAATGACGTCTGCAGGCCTCTTTCTCCTCGCATTGCGATTATTCCAGAAGCCTACAAAATGATCAGCTCTTCCCGGGCCGAGGAGCTGAGTCTTCCAGTTCTTGACATCTGCTTCTGGCAGAATGTGGAATATCTCAGTGGGGACTGCGTGGGGAATGAAGTTCGTCTTTTCGGGGAACATTGACTTACAGATCTCATATGTCAGATGTGAGTGGCAGTTGATGAGATCAGTTGCCTCGTACATGTAACGATTGAACTCAGGTGCAGGGTGATTATCCCACACATGCCACCAAGCGATGGGACAAACCTGGTGGATCTCGTCCTCCATCTCAAATAACCAAGTGAAGAATCGAGGGTCAGTGAAGATGAGAATTGCGTCTGGTTTCTCAGTCGCTAGAGTTACTCGCAGTAGGTTGCGATCTCCGAAGCCATCGATGGGCTTTATGATGAGATCTTCATTCACTGCGATAGTTTCGTAATTTGCGTGCTTTAGTGCAGCGCCAAACTGGCGGAAGGACCATCCGCCTTTCTGTATGAGACCCGTCAAGAGGTGTCTCGTTTGTGTACCAACTCCGCTCGTTGAGAGAGCGTGGTCAGACAGAACTAGTACTTTCTTCTTTTGCAAGTTTGCCTCACGTATGATATCATCCACACGTGAGGCCAGCAGTTAAGGATAAGTATTACGGTAGACAGATTCCAGCCTTGCGATAGTCGCATAAATCGCAGGCGTACTTGTTCTTCATGAACTTGCCACGGCGGACGCCGCTCACCATGTTCTTGACGAGCTTCTCACCCCTCTCCATGGGCTTTGGACCGACTGAGATATCATATCGAGCAATCGTAGAACCGGCCTTTGCACCCTTCTTCAACACTACGAATGCGCAGCCAACGTCTCGGCTCTGTAGATCCAGCTTACGAAGAAGGTAAGACTTGTAGAGCCACAGCTGTGCGAGGACGAGCTCATCTTCCAGCTTCTCCCGACGCCATCCATACGCTGGGCCTGTCTTCCAGTCGAGAATCCAGATCTTCCACTTGGTCTTCTCCTCGTTGAGAGGAGCCCTGATGACAGAGTCCACAAATCCCTTGAACTTTATGGTCTCTTCCTCAGGAATGTCCTCATAAAGAGGGAGCTCTGCACCGAGGAGCTCCCAACCAGGATGTTCGTTCTCCAACCAATCTGGGAAATCCGTGAGGATGTTGAGCGCCCACGTCTTCCACTTCTCGACATCAGGACGATTCTTCGCAGACCAGTCGTCCTCGATGAGTTTCAGGACTGCGGGAATGTCCATTGCCCGAGTCTTCAGGTAGTTCTCCACTCCGGAGTGCACATGCTTGCCGAAGTCAGCGTGGATCCAATCCTGGTCAGGAAGCTGAACCTTGTCTACATAGGAGAGCTTGTGCTTCCATCCACAGGAAGTCCAGCAAGCGACTTCAGAGTAAGAGACGTGCGGCTTGCCAGTGGGAAACTCAGAGCTCATTTTCCTTCCTTGACTTTTGGAGTGCTGATCCGATCACTTGATGCATGTCGTAATACTTGTACTCAGAGAGGCGACCGCCAAAGAGAACGTTTGGAGTATTCTCAGCGATGTCTCGATACTTTCGATAGATCTCATTATTCTTTTCGTCGCCGATGGGGTAGTATGGGACCGCGTCCCTGTGCCACTCAGCCGGAAACTCCTTTGTCCAGATCGTTCGCGGAGTCTTCTCGAGGTCCTGCGGTTGGAAGTACTTGTGTTCAGTGATTCGAGTGTAGGGAACTGCTGCGTCAGTGTAGTTCACTACTGCATTGCCTTGATAATCACCGTCCTGTGAGGTGTGCTCGAACTGGAGCGTTCGATAGTCAAGCTCACCGTGAACGTAGTCAAAGTACTCATCGATCTTCCCAGTGAACACGACCTTCTTGGCCATCCCTTCCCACTTCGTCCGATCCTTGAAGAAGTCCTCTCCAAGAGCGAGGTCACATCCCTGGAGGAGACCCTTGAAGATCTCTGTGTAGCCACCTATCGGAATGCCCTGGTATCGGTCATTGAAGTAGTTATCGTCAAAGTTCAAGCGGATCGGAAGACGCTTGATGATGGAGGCTGGGAGATCCTTCGGTTCACGCATCCATTGCTTTGTCGTGTAACCGTGAATGAACGTCTCGTAGACTTCACGACCTACCTGTGAGAGGATCCACTCTTCAAGATTGCGGGGATTCTCACATGGGACTCGGACTTCTTCAAGCTTCTGTCTGGCTTCTTCGGGCGTTGTCACACCCCAGAGCTGGTGAAGAGTCATCAGGTTGATCGGGAACGAGAAGATCCTTCCTTTGTAGTTCACCTTTGGGCGATTCACATAATCGTTGAAAGCCGTGAACTGATTCACGAACTTCCAAATCTTCTCATCAGATGTGTGGAAGATGTGTGGTCCATAGACGTGGACATCAACTCCTTCTCTCTTCTCTGTGTAGCAGTTTCCGCCAATGTGCGGACGCTTGTCAATCACGAGGACAGACTTCGCCTTGCGTCGAGCCTCATGAGCGAAGACAGAACCGAACAGCCCGGAACCAACAATGATGTAGTCGTACATAAGACATTGTTGACAATTAGCGCAGATTGTTCAAGGTTCTTGTCTGTCAGCCATCGATCTGTAGATTTTCCTCTTCAAGCCAGTAAGAGAGTACTCATGATCTCGAGAACAGTAGAAGACAGGAATCCCAAGATCATCGCCCGTGTACTTCTTCCCGATGTAGTCTGACCCGAGTATCCTAACATCAATGTGATCGGCCCACTGTCTCAGAAGCTCATAGAGTTCCGCTTCAGTACAGTATCGCCACACCTCGTCGACGTCTCTCAGTGAAAGCAGAATCTCGGACCTCTCCTCCCATGTCTGGACTGGCTTACACTTATCAGGACGATCCACGGTCGGGTCGTCCTGCAGTAGAACAATCAACTGATCGCATGCTGTTTCTTTTGACTCTTTGAACATTCGAACATAGCCCGGGTGGATCAAGTCAAAAGACCCTGCTATCACTCCTCTTCTACTCATTTCTTTTGCTCACTGCTCTACCGACCTGCTTCTCCCAGTCCCTGTCTTCTGGGGGACGGACCTCGAGATTCTTGTCCCAAGCAGCTTGCATGACAGTGGGCCTCACTCCGCAACCTCTTGCGATGCTTATGAGAGCGTTGATATCCTTCGGAAAACAGTGTCCTCCGAAACCTCTCACATATCTTCCATCATGCGTAGGTACTGGACCTGGTACGGACCAATGGGTCTCTCCAAGTCTTTGATCGAATTTAGCGTATTCGACGACCTTATCATAGTCTACGTTGAGACCGTCCTTGTCAAGCTCTTCGCATATTTGAGAAACTTCATTCGCGAACGCGACCTTCACTGCAAGAAGGCAGTTGGTCGTGTACTTCACCATCTCTGCTGTGGTAGAGCTCGTCTTGATGATTGGGACTCTTGGGAAAGCTCGCATGAAGATGTTTCTGACAGTGTTGATATACGGTCGCGGCCCTCCGAGGACTATCCTTCCCTGAGTGCGCATATCATCGAGCGCATTCGCTTCAGTGAGAAACTCCGGATTGAAGACAACGTGAAGATCTAGATCGCTAAATCTCTTGTTCCACTTCTCAGTTGATCCTGGTGGTACGGTTGACTTTATCACGGCGATTCTTTGTGGGCTGTCAGCCCCGTAGGGAGCTGACGCTATGAGTTCAAGGACATCTTCGACTATTCTTGTGTCAGGTGATCCGTCCTCATACATGGGAGTAGGAACACAAACAAAGTAAACTCCAGAAAACCCTGAGGTCCCTTCACACTCCCTGACAAACTCAGTGATTGAGCTGGGGTACACGACGTCTCTCGTAATTTGTCTTGTAAAACCTGATATGCCTCCGCGAGCAGATTTGCCAATCTTGTCGTAGACGTAAACTGTTTCGCCCCTTTCTGAGAACACAGTGGTAAGACTACCGCCGACGAATCCCTGTCCGATGACTGCTATACTCATTTGATCCTCTCTACCTCGTTGTTGAAATCAGACTCAAACATGAGTCTAGCAAGTTCTGTGAATGTCGTCTTGGGAGACCAGCCAAGGCTCTTTCTTGCTTTCGAGCAGTCTCCCTCCAACCAAGGGACCTCGTGAGGACGTTTGAGCCTGTCATCGATGACAAGGTGCTTGTCAACATTGAGACCTGCAATGTCGAATACCTCATGCAAAAACTCACGCACAGTGTGAGTCTCACCGGTGGCGATCACGTAATCATCAGGCTTGTCCTGCTGGAGCATCATCCACATTGCCTCGACATAGTCCTTGGCGTATCCCCAGTCGCGGAGAGCATCGAGATTGCCAAGAGCGATCTTGTCCTGTAGACCGAGCTTGATTCGTGCTGCGGCGAGGGTGATCTTCCTGGTGACGAATGTCTCACCTCGACGTGGACTCTCATGGTTGAAGAGAATACCGGAGGAGGCGTGGATGCCGTATCCCTCGCGATAGTTCCTCGTGAGACCGTGAGCAAAGACCTTGGCACAGGCGTATGGGGACGCTGGCATGAGACGGGTGGTCTCACTCTGCGGATGCTCTGGATTGTCGCCGTACATCTCAGAGGAGGATGCCTGATAGAATCGACAACCAGGTTGCATCGTACGGATACACTCAAGAAGACGAAGAGGGCCCATTGCAACTGTGTCTACCGTTTCCTCTGGAACCTCAAAAGACACTCGAACGTGTGATTGTGCTGCAAGATTGTAGACTTCATCAAACTTCTGGTTTGCGAACAAACGATAGAACGCACCAGAATCGTTCATGGAACCGTAGATTAGTTGAAAATTTGGGTGAGAGAGAAGATGATCGATTCTGTCAGTTGCAAGGAGTGATGTTCTTCGTTTCACTCCAACGACTCGATAACCTTTCTCGATGAGAAGCTCGGCAAGGTAGCTTCCATCCTGGCCGGTCACGCCTGTTATGAGAGCAGTCTTCATGCTCAAATGGTAACACCTCGAACACGAGGGTATCTTTCTGTGAACGCTTTTATTGTCTCTCGAAGTCCATCACGAAGCGGTGTGTACTCACCCTTCCATCCAAGAGAAAGAAGTTTCTCGTTTGATGACGGCTTCTGGTACTGGCCATCAGGCTTGCTCTTGTCGAAATTTCCTCCGCCCTCGTAACCGATCTCTTCAGCGATCATATTAGCGAGTGCCATGATAGAGACCTGCTCAGGATTCCCGATGTTGATAGGTTCTTCTCCGTCATAGTTCTCGGCTAACCACAGGATGATCTTTGCGGCATCACGAGCAAACGTGAACTCTCTCAGGGGCTTGCCGCTCCCCCAGATATCGACATGATCGTAACCGTAGATCTTGGCCTCATGAAACTTCCTGATGAGAGCAGGTATCACGTGTCCGCTGTTGAGGTCGTAGTTGTCATTAGGACCGTAGAGATTATTCGGAATGACAGAGATGAAGTTGCAACCGTGTTGCTGGCGGTAGGCTCGAGTCTGTACTTCCAGCATTCTCTTTGCGTAGGCGTATCCGAAGTTTGATGGGTGCGGAGGACCCAAGTGAAGCTGGTCCTCCGTCAGAGGATACTTCACGTAGGGAGCGTCTGGGTAGATGCAGGTTGAGAGGACAGAAACAAGCTTGAGACCAGATTCCTTGCAGGCTCTCATGACATTCATATTCATCTTCATGTTGTCATCAAAGAAGTCTGCTACAAAATCTGTGTTGGCCTTGACACCGCCAACACGAGCCGCGCAGTGAATGACGGTAGCAGCGTGACCCGGGTCTAGAGATGTGATTACCGAAGCAGACTCTGTGAGATCGCAATCTTTCGAAGAGATCCCTGTTGAAGAATTGTGAAGGGCAACAATCTCGCTTCCAAGAAGTCCAGTCGAGCCAGTTATCAGATGCACGGTGATCTCCCACATTTCGCAAGATACAGAAGTTCAACTCTCAGGTATCAACAATCTCTTCGCTATGGAAGAGAAGATCCCAGAAATATTCAAACATCCAGCCGAAACCCTCACCGTTTGGCATTCCGCCGTACTGCTCCATGACTTTCTCGCTTACCATTGCAGCAGGGTTGTATCCGTGGTTTCCAACGCAGAAGCCTGTGAAGTATTTGCTGTTGTCAAACTTGTCGAGACATTTGAGATACACGCTTTTCTCATTCTGGAGTATGAGATGCTTTGGCACAGCAAAAAGACCATGTATCCCGACTTTGTATTTCTTCGGTAAGTCTTTGTCAAAAAGCTCTCTGTAGAGAGAAAGATGGTTACCGTAGAAGAAGTTTACTCTTCGAAAGTTCTCATCGTCAAGCTGCTCTTGAAAGAACTTGTTCTGCTGTTCTACTTTGTAAGAGAAATTGTGATAATCTCTCTCACCAAGATTCTTGAGCATGCTCAAGAGAGCAGGTTGATGGTCGAACGGATTCCCTTGAATAAAAGCAGTTGTTTCTGCTAAATTTTCATAATTCTTCACTATGTGATAGAGATACGTGTGAGATTCTCTTCCAACGTTTGGAAGATCACAGTGCAAGATGCTTCCTTCGCGCCTATAGACTGGTACGCGGTCAAACTCTCTTGCACTCAGTGAATTGTCTTTGTGATACACGAAGACGTTGTACTCACTCTCGAGCTCGTGTATCCACCTTGTGTCCTCTCTATAGTGAGCCACTACCAAGTCTTTCTTTTTCAAATTAGCTCTCACTTTTTTGCGAAGATGTAATCTTCAACGACAACATAATCGAGCTCTGTGTTGTCAAGAACGTACAGAGCATCTTCTATTGTAGTGAGGATCGGCAATCCGCGAATGTTGAATGACGTGTTCAAAAGAACCCCATGTCTCGAAATTTTCGAGAACTCTGTAAGAAGTTCATAGAACTTCTTGTGTGAATCGCTAGTGACAGTTTGCAATCTTGAAGTCCCATCGGCATGAGTGATCGAAGGCAGCAGATTCTTATACTCGTCTTTCACTCTCGGAGCAAAACCCATGTATTCTAGATTGCTGTAGTCTCGAGTCTCAAAGTATCGTGGAGCATCTTCTAGTTTGCAAAAGGGAGCAAAGGGTCTATACCACTCCCTAAACTTGACCTTTGAGTTCAAGATGTCTTTCATCTCGAGAATGCTTGGGTCGCAGACTATACTTCTGTTACCAAGAGCACGAGGTCCAACTTCCGAGTCTCCATACACGAAGCCGATGATCTTACCTTCCTTGAGCAACCTGGCTGTCTCTGCGGCAGTAGTCTTTCTAGCGCCTCTCCTTTCAACAATTTCACCGAGACTTCCTTTGTCTAGCAAGGGAATACCATTGTAAGTTACGTTAACTCTTTCTTGGGGTCTCGTCATCGAGAATAAAGCTCCCAGCGAAAGACCGCAATCATTCGGATTGGGAGGAACAAAAACTTTCACACCAAATTCGTTCCTGATTCTCTCATTCAAGAGAACATTCAACCCACCACCGCCCGTGATTATGACTGGGTAGTTCGGAAACTTTTTGACAATTTCCGTGAACACGCTGATGAACGCTTCTTCAAATGCTTTTTGAGCAGTAGCAGCCAGATCGTAAGCTTCCTGCTTATCAAACTTTGCATTTGCCATGGGGTTCTTCCATGGATCCTCAGAGTTTAGAAGACTAAGGCCGGTCAACTTTGACAGCTTTTGATAGTCTCTATCAAAGAAGAAGTCTCTGAAGTGTGGGAGAAGACTCTCTCGAGGGGAACCATAAGCGCATAGACCCATCATCTTTCCAGCTAAAGAAAGCTGGTGTCTACTCTTTTCGCTTATCTCCTTGAGTATCGATGCGCAAAGAAGGTAACCTCCGCCAAAATCTGATTTTACGTTCTCTATGAGCTGGACGTTGCTTCTGCTACCATAGTAAATGTTGAAGAATCCGTCACTGCCACCACCATCAAATGAGAAGATAATCGATTCATAGAAGGGAGACTGGTAGAAAGCGCTGGTAGCATGACACTCGTGATGCTTTCCAACCATGTAGATATTTTGAGTCTCAAAAACTCTTGAAAGAATGCTGACATCGTTAATCCCGCCATCAGCTGCAATGGCAACTGCGTCAAACCCGTCAAACTGCCAGTTGTTTATAGCGATGTCCTTACACTGACGTAAAAGAGACTCAATCTGTTCACCAGAATTGTCGACGTGAAGTCTAAAATAGCGCTTCTTCACCAAGCGCTCAAGTTCAATTACATGATATCTCTGGGTCTTGGAGTTGTAGAACGAAACGTTCGCGTCGTGACCAGCATAGATGCTTACGATTCTCATACACGCGCCTCCTTCTCGTTGTTTGCAGCTCTAAGAACAAAAACATGGTTCCCCACGCCTCCAGCGTGAGTTTTCCAATTCTCCTTTAGACCGCTTAGGTGTGGAGTTGACTTTTCTACTCTCCAGCCGTTCGACTCAAAGCTGCGCTTCCACCACGTCTCATCCTCAGCTATCAAATGAGAAACTTCAGTGTGATACTCTGGGATCCTATACGTACCGTTGTCTCCCATAGGGATAACGCACAGTAAAGAGGGGGCTACTTTAGCAAGCGTCTTGAGCATGTCACTCAGCTGATCTTCTGTTAAGTGCTCGAGCATGTCCTTCACTACAACGTGAGTGTAATCTCGAGAAGGTCTCTTCTCCCAGTCTTGGCAATTCCAACAACCATCAGGGGCATAAGCGAGTGCATACTCGCTTATGTCACATCCATCAGCCTTGATCTCTAGTATTCTGAGAGCTTTGACCAGAAACCCCTTCGCGCAACCAACATCAAGAACGTAACTTTTCTCATCGAGCTCTAGATAGTCAGCTATTGCGATTGCTTCCCTAAGAGTTCGGCGTGGCATCCACCGATAATTCTCTAGCCATCCCTTGCCGGACTCTTTGCCTCTTTCAAAGTAGTCCTCATCATAAAAGTCACCAGTGAAAGGAGACCTCGAACTTTCATTACTCATTATGCGAACTCGTTGTGGCTGGTAGGAGTAAGAGCGTCATCTATCAACTCATTTTGAGCGGCGTACTTGCAGTATGAGCAAGCATGATATCTTCTGACTCCGTTAGAATCTTGAACTCCATTATAGAAGTCAATGATTCCGTTTATATCACAAATTTTGAACTCTGGGTTCACTTTGTAGGAGTTTTCTACTGCCATCTCTGCGCAGGGACAAACGTAAACATTCCCATCAGTGAAGACAAACGGCTTGAAATTGTGCATGTAGCAGTGATTGTTTCTTCTCTCCCCCTTCCAGTTGAAGTCTGACAGGAACGCGTACTTAAGGTTTCTTCCTTCGATGTCAACTCTTATCCTTTCGAGATCCTTTCTGATCGTGTCAGCGTCTTTGATAGAGTTGAAAGCTATTCTAGTAGGAATCTTTTCCCTTTCCACAAATTCGAGCATTCTCTCAAAATGCTCAGGCGTTTGCTTGTTCTTTGACAGCTTCTTACCCTTCGTCTCAGACCAGTTTCCATGGATGTTCGGATTTTGTGAAGTCTCATGAGCTAGATCCCAAATGTAAGCAGCGCCAATTTCAAGATTGGGATACTCTCTCAGAGACGCGATATCATATTCGTAGCCCTCTGTGAAACCGTACATCCCTAGTCTTATCCAAGTGAGCTTGTCCCAAACTCCTCCGACCTTGTGCCACTTGTTGATCATCGTTCCGTTGGTTACGACACCAACTTTTAGACCCTTTTCATAAGCATAGTTTACTACTCTGCCAAAATCTGGGTGGAGAGTGGGCTCTCCACCACCGGTCAACTCCATCCCTGTTGCTCCAAGCTCAACGAAGGAGTCGATTGCCTTCTTCATTTGATCAAGTGTGAGCATTTCCTTAAGAGCTCGATTCGCAAAGCAACAAAAGCTGCACGTCAGATTGCAAGGATTGCAAGGAGACATGTGAAACATGACTGGAGAGGGTCTCTTGCCGTCCTGCAAGAGTTGTATCTTTGGTAGATGCTTCAGTAGCTTCGAAACGTTAGAAGTGTATGTCTTTCCCTCAACCATCAATAGTTCTCCTTATAGCCGTGAACGATGGGGTAATTTCGCCAATCAGGCTGTCTATGAACCTCAGCCAGCCACTCGGCAGCCTCATACTCAAACCCGCATCTGCTGAAGTGAAATGTCATGTTACAGTCAAAAGCGCAAATGCTTCTGTCGCTAATCTCACTCGAGATTGGAGGATTATAGAACGTCGTGTCATGCTCTTCAAGAGAATAGTTCACTGCACTTTCATAGACCTGCATGAAAGAACTTGACTTATAGACACTACCACCGCAGGCTCCAAACCTGCCTGATCCTACACAGCCGCGATTTCTGAGTATCTCGCTGATTCCTTTCGGAGGCATTTGGTTGGCAGTCGGACCCTTTATATCGAATCCATCAAAATCAACTCTTTTCTGCACTAGAACATCATCCTCAAGAATGATGATGTAATCTGTCTGAGCATGCTCGACAGCCATCTTGTGGCGATTCCAGGCTTCGATTGTTCTTTCAGAGTTGTAGAAACCTCTGTCAACACCCAAAATGTTGTGACGCATGATAAATTTCGCGTCATAGACTTCAGCAATGTCTGTGAAGTCGCTGCCGCCGTCAGAGATCAATAGCACCGGACTGTCCGGATAACAGGCACGAAAACTCTTCATGGCCGCTTCGGTAGCTTTCTTGTTCTTGTAAACTTGGAAGAAAGCGCCCAATGTCTTCATGACGATCTCCGTGTGGCTTTTCAATTCAAAAATAGAGCTATTGGGCCATCTGGTAAAATAACTCAAAGTTTCTGTGAACAGTGTTGACGTTGACTAAAACGAGAAAATCACTTACTCTTTCCTTGAGCAGATATCCGAGAGCTATCTGGTCGTTCCCAAGAAGATCATTCGGTAGCATTTTGCACGTTAGCACTTCATCAATCATCTTATGAAGTTTCTTTGCTCCATCACGATCGGTACCGAACAAGCCTCCCATAACATAAGAACGATTGTCGTTGAAGTATTCGGTTGGAAGTCTTTCTGCAGAGAACAGATCAGAGTATGGGTAGACATAGGCTTGAATCAAAGACTTTCCCGGATGTTTGCTGATCTCATTCATGAACTGATTGCCTGGGAAATCTTTGCTGGAGCCAAAGTCAAAGTCTCCAACCAACCGAGAGAAGCCTGCGTCCATCCACACAAAGTAATCAGTGTCAAAATAGTTTTGCTCTGCAGCGTTGTTCAACCACGGGAACTTTGAAAACTGGATTATCGAATAGAGGCTGGTCTTGCACTCGATTCGATGTGGATCCTTAACTTTAGCTTGATACTCAGCTTTGTTAAGAAGCTCATCCATCTTTGGCTTGAGATGAAAGTATGGAACTTCATCGAGTCTTTGGTTGATGATTTTAGTTTCTCTGCCTTCTGGTCTGTTCTCGAGTATGAAAGAGTTTAGCGACTCCTCACAATAAATGACCATGGAACAACTGAGCTTGAGAGTCTTGGAGAACCACTCGTAGTACTCTTCCATCCCTCTACCGTCGAACTCCTTACGACCGATGTCGAAGAGAGCAGTCACAACTGTCGCTTTCATTTACTCTCCATGTCTGCTCATTATCTGTAGCACTTTTGGCACGTACACATCAGAAACTATGTGAGACCAGTCGAAGTTCTTTGCGTAATCTCTTATCTGCTCTCTCATCTTCACAGATGCGTTTCTATTTTCTATAATCGCGCTCTCTACGAGACGTTTGTCGTCGATGTCTTTTTCTGGTATTACGCTGATAAAAGGCAGACTAGTGTCAAGATTTGCAGATGCGTATTCGGATATCACGATCCCAAGACCCGCTGATAACGCCTCTAGACAAACGAGAGGGTGAGCTTCTCCGTCGCTCAACAGGACCAGGTTCGCAAAATCTGTAAGACCTTCATAGATTTGAGACTTCTTCCACTCCCCAAGATAGTCGGGAGAAGAAACATCGAATTTTGGGTCTACGCAATTTCCAACGAACTTTAGACCAGAGACTCCTTGAAATTGTGACTGCCTCTTCCTCGGGTCTATCTTCGCAAGATAGACAGATTCATTGGGTTTGTTGCACTTCTCTGTGAAGTGAAATAGATCAGTCCTGACTCCGTTAGGTATCACATGTAGCTTCTCTTGTGGAATGTTCGCCTTCTTGTAAACTTCTGCGATTCCTGAGCTGAGACAGAACACGTCAATGTTCGCATTGACAAAGCCCCAAAAGATGTTTCTATAGCTTGGGTCCCACCTGTTTGGTTGTTCTAGATAGCCATAGTGGCTTGTGACCGCTACTTTCTTACAATGAAAGTACTGAGACAGAAACACGAACTCATCATATTGAATGTGTACGAAGTCAGGTTGCAGACTGTTCACTATGCCTACGATTAGATTCGGGTCTCTTGTGTTGACTATCTCTACACGATGACCAAGACTTTCTAGCGTTTTTCGATAGTCCTCGATGAGAATCTCAACAGCTCCCCAGCCTTGAGGGGGTATTGACATTGCTCCAGGACCGACTATGCAAATCTTCATCTAACACCTGCGAATCTTGGAAACTCTTTCATATCTTTGTCAAGGTGAACGAACTTCGTCGGAAAGTTGTTCCTTACGTGTTCATATCCGTGTTGTGGTTGCGCAAACCCAGGGTGTAAGGTCTTTACAGAACTCTTTCTTTGTAAGAAGTATTTGTTCATGTGAGACTCATCGTGCCAAACAGCTACGATACCTTTCTCATAGTCTTCATCAACTTTTGCCTCGAGCTCCTCTACCATCTTCACAAATTCAGTAGACTTACCGCCCCAAAGACAGCCTTGCCAGTAGTTGCTAAGATCGTAGTATCCGTCGAAGATGTTTGCTAGAGATCTGGTGTCAGTTTCGAATGTCCCGATCTTACCAATGAACCCTGGGTGTTGCACTCCGACGAGCTCATCAAGAACTTCTTCTCCAACTTCGTCGATACACCATAAGTCTGCGTCGACGAAAAAGACGTAATCGAAATCAAGCAATCTATCTCTTGCTTGATTAATGAACTTGAAGCGATGTAGAGTGATGAAGGGCCATTTTGCGTGTTCAATTTGATGAAGAGAGACTCTTTCTCTCTTGAATGTCGAATCAGAAACATCATCAGTGAACACAACATAGTTCTTCTCGAACTTTCGCAAGAAGTTCTTCTCTATTCCTTCGTAGAAGCCATCGAAGAACTTTCGATATCCTGCTGTGCCGATGAAAATTATGCCAACGTTCACAATCTCACCCACCCAGGCTCATAAATAGTCTCCCAGGTCTTGGGACCTTTCTCCCCAAACCATTGATTCGGAGAGATTACGGCTTTGCTTCCCGAGAGCCAAGCTCCCCACCAGCTGAATGATGAGTTTGCGATCACGTGGATCGGACACATTGACATCATGCAAAGCGAAACTTCTTGTGAAGAGTCATCGACAGCAATTTGTTCTGGCAGATTCTCTTTGCACCACTTCGGATCATCGCTAAAAGCCAGAATTCTTGCGTTTGGTATGTTCTGAAGAACGACACTAATCGCGCTATTATAGTAGTCTGAGTTGAGATTCTTATGATAACTCGAAAGGCTAAGATAGTCTCCCCTGCGTATGTGTAGGCTGCAGATTGGGCTTCCGTCCATGGATGAAAGCCTTTCTCTTGCAACTTCAACGGTTTCTTTCTTGAAGGAGAAAATCTTTCTCAAATGGTCTTGTACGTGATTGAAGTATCTCCCAGACTGGAAGTAACCATAGAGATCAGTCTCATCTGGTACGAGAAACACGCTAGGGTCAAACTCAAAAACTCTCTCTTGATATTGGGTGAGATTTTGAGTTGTGTCTCTGTCAGAGACCTGTACTCCTTCCATCTCAAAAACTTTAGTGAGATCTTGTTCAGTTGGCAAGCAAACCTTGTAGCCTCTGGCGAAACCAACAGAGTAGAGAGTGGCAAATTGGAACATCTGGTTCCCAAGTCGCCCATTCTTACCGATACTTTGCGAAGTCAGCATGTAATACCATACACTCTAGCGTAGTGATGTGCAACAGCTCTTGGAACTCTTGAGTCATACTTCGGATTGTGAACGTGATGGTAGGTGATCAAGCTCTCTTGTAGATTGCCGAGTCTAGCGTGGGGTAACATTCTCATCCACAGATCCATGTCCTCGGCGAAAGGATAGAACTCCCAGTAAGAGCCTGATTTCTCGATCAAGGAACTTCTAAAAACGACAGACGGATGCCCAATAGGGTTTCGACTGTTGAAGAGCCAAGAACAGCACTCTTCATGAGTTAGCGGGTAAGAAGTGGATGAAGTCCCACTAGACTCTGAGACTATCATTTGTGTACCGAGAACGTCAACTTCTCCTGTTTCTAAGACTTCTATCTGCTTTTTGAGTTTGTGTGGTAACCACTCATCGTCAGCATCTTGCCTCGCGATGTATTTGCCTTGTGAAATTTTGATTCCTACGTTTAATGCAGGGACTATTCCTGGCTGAGATTCAACAACTTTCACTCTAGAGTCTTTGATAGACTTTGCAATTTCGAGAGTTGAATCTACGCTACCGTTTACGATGATGATGACTTCAATCTCTCGATAATCCTGCTTCACTACGCTGTCAACTGATCTCACAAGAGTCTCTGCAGAGTTTCTAGCAGGAATGATGACCGAGACGAGTGGATTCATCTAGATCTCTCTCTCCAACCGACCATTGAAGCCGGCTGTTCTCTTCTAATCTTCACGCTGGGAGTGGGATTGTTGAAGTCAAGTCTCTTGTGGAAAATCCATCCTCCCATTTCACTTTCCATCTTCGCTGCAAGACTTCTGATTTCTTCTTCAGTAACTTCCGACCATGACTTTTCGAAGAACATGTTATTCTCAGGAACGTCTTCTTGAGTTCTATTGTAGAGACTCATCCAGTGCTTTGACCAGTAATTTTTGTAAGTGTAGATCTTTCTCTCTATGTCATACCACGAGTAGTGATAAACTCCTGGCAGCTGCTCAGTGACAGCGTTAATCCACGATTCGTAATAAGCTAAAGCTTCTTCATTGCGCAAAAGCGCATGTTGTCTAGAGATCTCTCCTTCTCGAGACATAAAGGTCGCAAAGGGAACACTTTCTCCAGTGTCGCTGTAAATGTAATCGCAGCCATCAGAGCCAGAAGAATACATTGAGCCGTCAGCATCATAAGCTCTTTGGTCTAGTGGGACGCCATGAGTGATTCTTGGATTGTTGCGACTAAGCCTCCATTTCCATGGGTTGACGTCAACTCTTACTTTCCCTTCTCGACCCCAAAATTCGACAAGTGGTAATGCGATAATGTCAACTTCTCTTGGGAAGCTCTTAACAAGATTTCTAATCTTCGAGTAATCTTCTTCATGAACTACCTCGTCGATATCAACTTGCCAGCAGAAGTCACCCGTGCAACGCTCTCGAGCAATCGCTTTCTGCTGTCCGTCATAAAGAGCGAATCTCTTGTCGTCCCAGTCTCTCGCGTGTTGAAACGGCTTCAGACGAGGCTCAGACTCAGCGAGCTCCTGCAGCTTCTCCCAGGTTCCGTCCGTTGACCCACCGTCAACGACGATGACTTCATCACAGAACCCGAGAAGAGAGTTGATGCTCTCAATCCAGGGATACCTCTGCTCAATGCAGTTCCTCGTCTGCGTGTAACCGCTAATCTTCGGTTCCCACTCCATTGCGCTCCTGATGCCGTTCCAGAATGTTTCCCTGGCGGCGTAAAGGTAGGATTCAGTGTCGAGTGGATCGCTGGACGTGAACCACTCCTCATTTGCATGCTCGACGTTGTCATTGGTGTGAAGCTTGCAACCGAGCAGCTTAGCCTCGATGACCATTCGAGGGCAAGTGTCGCCGCCCTTTGGGAGGTAGACGAGACCCTCAGCAGTCGAAAGCTTCGTGAGGAAGTCTCCAGGAGAGACTCCGTGGACTATCTCGTAGTCATGCCCCTGTGACTTGCACCACTCTACTGCGTCATCGACTCCCTTGATCCAGGACGTTGAGCCCAATACAATCCAGCCCTTTCTCTCAGCATTTGAGTTCTTCTCCCTGAGCTGCTTGAGAAGAACCCAGAAGTCCTCTTCGAAGACTGAGGACAGGACACTCTGTGGCACGTTCTCGAGAAATGGGAAGAGCTTCCAGTATCTCTTCTGCTGTCTCTCAGACATCCACCAGAGAGACTTTGCTCCAAGGTAGAAAGTCGAGGCGAGCTTGCCCGCACTGTCGTTCTGACAGTCACAGGGCTTCTTCTCTGCTACCTCGTGCTTCTCAGGAGAACGGTACTTGCAGAACTTGTAGTCGTACTCGAGCACTGAGTACTTCATGTTAGCAACTATTGTTGGGATGAGGTCTCTGTTCAACCCCGCCCAGTTCCCAAAGATCCAGAACTTGCTGTGACCCTCCTCAAGGTTCTGAAGAGAGACGTCCTTCGTGTGGAGTTTGAATACCCTGAATGGTGATGACTTTATGAGAGCCTCAGTTGTGAGCTCCGCGCCACCCACCAGGTCCTCAGCAAAGAAGTCTGCGACGAACACAACATCGCAGACGCTCGGAACGTGCTTGTTTTGAATTTGAAATTGGCTACTGAACATGCAGAATAGTTGTCTTCTGCGCGTCACCAGTAAACAGAAGAAGACTCCACCTCAGGGCTTGAACAACCGAAAGGCGGAGTCTTAATAATTGTTCAGTTCTTCTTCAGTAGAGAACTGATACTCAATCTCTAAGACTGCTCATCCAGCTCAGGGACTCTCTCAAGGAGGAACTTATACCGCTTCCCAGTCTTGTTGAACCTGATCGAGAGGAAGTCTGGCTCTTCTATCAGAGTGTAGTCTCCCCTCTCATTTCTGAGATGAAGATCGCCGGTGTAGATGTTAGCCCAGCGAGCAGTTGAGCTTCCAAGGTCCAGCGTTCTGTCACCGCTCGGTAGTATCGTTGTGCTCACCTTCGCATTTGCGAACGATACTTGATCAGTGTTGATGTCATTTCCGAATGTGGTGTTTCCATTGACGACGAGACTGCTGTTGACAGTGGTGGTTCCAGACGCGTTTCCAATTGTCAGAGTTGTTGCAGCTCCAGCAAAGTTCACAGTCGTAGCGACAGTATTGAAGACGCTCTGCGTTGTCTGGTTACCGACTAATGTCCCACCCTGAATCGTTGTTGTTCCGCCATTTGCTCCGATTATGACTGATGAACCGCTCAGCGTGAGTTCCTGTGCAACCGATGTGTCTCCTGCTGCGATCCTGAGTCCAGCACCTGCGCCAATTGTACCGCTTACTACACCGATGGGCACACCATGTCTCTCGAGCTGGAAACCATTGTTTCCAGCATTCAACCGTATGAGCGCACCGCTGATGACCAGGTTCTTGTTGCTAACAGCGCCGAACACCGCTGGGTTGCCAGCTCCGCCATCTTTGAAGTTGATGTACGAGAAGCCGTTGACTTGGAAGTCAACAATACCTCCGGTATTGGGGTTGAGCTCGATTGTGCTGCCCTTGGACGTGAGCTTTGATCCATCCGAAGAAGTTACGAAAGCTGTCGGTCCACCAAGCTCAAGCTTACCAGCCCTAAACGCCTGATAATCAACAACATTTATCGCGGCACCCACAGCGGCCGCTGTGGGTGTTGTATCAGTTCTCGCAACCGTGAAGCCATCCGCGCTCTCATCCCAGAACATTGCAACGCTGTTCTCTCCGACGAGACCTCCTATGAAACCTCTATCGCTCAACGAGCCTGCAACCGAACCAGAAGCAAAGCCCAGGCCTATCACTGGGTCCTGGATCTCCATCACTGTGGAGTCGATCGTTGTCGTTGTTCCGCTGATGTAGAGGTCACCCTTGACAATCAGATTCTTGTTGACAGTCAGGTCATTGTTGACAGTTGTAGTTCCTGTGGCTGCACCGATATTGACAGTTGTTGCGGCACCTGCAACGCTGAGAGTCGTGACAGTCGTATTGAGAAGGTCAAAAGACGTTTGAGTGGAGGTGATCTTGTTTGTACCAGCGCCCGACGTGCCATTGACTGCGAGGCTTCCTGCCACCGTTGTCGTGTCAGAAACAGCATTTCCAAGTGTGGTGTTACCGTCAACTGTAAGATCATTGTTGATCGACGTTGTACCGGTGGCAGCTCCAATCTCAAGCGTAGTTGCAGCACCGGCAAAATTGACCGTGGTTGCAGACGTATTGACGAGATTGAAAGTGGTAGATGTCGTTGTTAGATCGCCGCCGTTGACTGCAAGATCATTCGAAGCTGAAACCACACCGACGAGAGTTGAAGTCCCACCCACAGTGAGGTTCGCACCGGCCTGCAGGTCACTGGAACCACTGATCACTCCGCCGTTGCTAATAGAAGCGATAACCCCCGATGCAGTCTTGATGCTGAAGGACCCAGAGGTTATTACATTGCCACCGAATAAGGTGGCATTTGACCCAGCAGTGCCGACACCTGCATTTGAACCAGAGAAGTAGAAGACGACGTCCGTGCCCTTGTCACTCGCAGCAGTGATGGTCTCGCCAGTCCTTGCGCCCGTGAATGCAACAGTTCCTGAGTTGTAGATGACTCCCGCTGCCGTCTCAGTGAAGAAGTTCGAGCCACCACCACCACCAGTCGAAGCAATCGTAACTGCACCGTTAGAGCCCGTTGTGATCGTAACGTTGGTACCTGCAATGAGGTAGCTTGTTCCGTCTGCGAGCTTCGTGAGCGAACCGGTGAGACCAGCTGTCGTCGTCATTGCGCCGGATACGACGAGTCCGTTCCTTGCAATGACTTGATCACCAATGTAGAGCGGTGATCCACCGAACAGTGTGCCGCTGATTACGACGTCACCGCCGAACACCGTTGTTCCTCTAACTGTGTAATCAGGGCTTGCAGCCGGAGAACCCGGAGAACGAGCCGCTATGTTACCTGAGACAAAGAATACTGCGTCTACGCCAGGCAGCGAAGGATAAGTGGCATTGGGCCTGTTGGCAACAATGACCGATCCTGTGATTGCAACTATCGAGTTTGACCCCGATACGCTTCCAACTAACGCCATGTGATCTCTCCTTTACGAGTTTCAATGATTATGTATACGACTGCGATCTAATCAAGAGGTTGAAGCATCATCTTGTAGCGCTTTCCTGTCTTGTTGTTGATGACGCAGAGAAACTCTTCTTCCTCAAGGATTGTCCAGTCTCCACGATCGTTCCGCAGGTGTAGGTCGCCCGTGTACACGTTCTGCCAGCGGAGTGCAGGAGTTCCAAGATTGTAGGTGAAGTCGGAGTTGGGAGTGATTGAACCCTTCAAGCCAATCGATCCCGTGATCTGCATTGAGCCCGACATGAAGATGTTTGTTATGCCACCGGTATCAGTCGTTCCAATCCTGATATTCGTTGTAACACCCGGGTCTGCCCCAAGACCGAAGTTCAAGTTCTTTGTGCTACCAACCGCGGTGGCACCACACGCGAGGTTCAAAGTAACGTTGCCAGTCCTCGCAGAAGCGACGGTGAACGTGTGTGAAGTGCTGCCCGCAGAGTTTCCTATTGAGATGCTAGAAGCTGCACTGCCCAGAGAAATTGTCGATGCATTAGTGGGAAAAACGGTGACTGTGCTAGCGTTAGTTAGGAAGTCACCGCCATTTACTGTGAGGTCACCTTCAATTGCGAGATTACCATTTGACTGCGTGGCAGTGATAGTTGCGTTACCGCCTGAGTCCTTTAGAGTGATGCTACCTGAGTAGACGGTATTTCCGCCGAAGAGAGTAGACTTGGTGCCGTCTCTTGAACCAGACACATAGAAGAAGACGTCCGCTCCCTTGTCACTTGGAGAGTCAACAGAGCTTTCACCACCTCGGAATGCTGCAGATCCAGTGGTGAAAATTGATCCGTTTGTCGTTGAATCGAAGAATTCGTCGACTGTTAGAGTGACACCGGTCAGAGTGCCCGAGATGTGAACGTCGCCACCAAATGTAACCCTGTCACTGCCGCCAGTAGAGCCAGAGATGAAAAGCCACGTGTCTGAACCTGTACCCGCAAGTATGAGGTTGCCAGTGTCGACGGTGACCCCATCGTTCCCAGCAGCCCCTGATCCGATGAGCAGAAGTCTCGGGTTTGTTGAGCTCCCCGATGCGATAAGCCTCTCTGCACGTATGCCAGAAGACTTGAAATCTGGTGGTCTTGTAGCCATTAGCTTGTACTCGCAATGAGATATTCTGCAGTGCCGCCAGACGTATCAGACGTGATGACTAGAAAGATGTCATTTGTCTGCTTGTGAGGTGTGATAGACACGTTTGTGTGGGGAGTCATGACCACTCCGACGTTAATAGTAGAGTCTATTGCTGGATCTGTGGCAATCACTGATGACTGATCCGCAGCCACTGACATGCTACCAAACTGTAGCACCACTTTGTTGGCTCCCAATTTCGCTCTCATTCTGACACCACAATGATGGAAACTGACTCAGAAGTGGCAAAGCTCGCACCGACGGTGACTGTATCAGTCGTGATTGCCTTGATGAACACATTGAAGCTGTCATTTTGAGCTGTTGCAACGACGACGGGAACGCTGGAGTACGTGTGCTTGAAGTTATAGACAACCTCGTTGCTGCCTCCGAAATCTACCACGGCGCTTTCAAGGACGACAGCATCATCCGACTGGTAGGTGTACTTCGGCTCCTTTCTAAGAAATGGGTAGACTTTCGCGTAGCGATTGAGATCAATCTTACGAAAGACTGCTGTCGCCATGAATCACCTCTTCGAGCTAAATAGGAAGCTCAAAGCCTACAGTGATTGACTTGCCAACGTTGCGAGCGGAGATCTTTCACCACGATCGAGCCTGATGTGACCGAAAAGCTGAGAGCCCTTTAACCTCTCGATCGCGATTGTCAATCCGTTCGAGAACCTGTCGAGGTAGGGAGTGTCAACCTGCTCTGTGTCACCAAGCAGGACCATCTTAGTTCCCTCACCGCACCTCGTCACGAGAGTCTTGATCTCGTGGATGGTGAGGTTCTGGGCCTCATCAACGATGATATAACAGTTGCTGAAGCTTCTTCCTCGAATGTAAGAAATGGGGCTCACTTCAATGATCCCGCGCTGTCTCATGGTCTCGAAATAGGTCGTGTCTCGGAAGGCATTGCGAAAGTTGTCAACGATGGGCATGAGCCACGGAGCCATCTTCTCATCGAGAGTCCCGGGCAGGTAGCCGAGATCTCTTCCCACGGGCTCGATAGATCTTGTGATGATGATTCGCTCATACTTCTTCGAGTTGAGACCAGCCATTCCTGCCGTAAGAGCAAGGAATGTCTTTCCCGAACCAGCAAGGCCTGTCATTGCCACGAGGGGCACATCACCATCGTTCAGGAGGTGGATTGCCGCTTTCTGCTCCTTCGACCTGGGCGTTATTCCAATGGAGTCGACCTTTGCTTTTGGCTGGATGATCTTACCACCTTTCACCATTCCAATGAGGCTCTTCTGCGGATTCGTCTCTGAGACTCCCACCACGAGAGAGTTCTCACAGAGGCTCTCAGAGTTCACTGGAGTAACCCACCCATGCTGGTAATAGGATTCCATGTCCTCATCACTCAGAGTCATCTGAGATTGGCCAGAGTACACAGGGTTACCTTCTCGAACTGCCTGTGGAACATCCCTGTAATAGTCCTCGGCAGTGATGCCAATTGCATCGGCCTTGAGCCGGAGGTTGATGTCTTTTGTGACGATGATGACCTGGTTGTCGGGCTTCGAGTGACGCAGCCAGGCAGCAACCCACAGGAGCTTGTGGTCGCCCTTCTTCAGGTCGAACTCCTTCGGAATGAGACCGTCCTCGATGTCAGACATCCCGTCGCTGACGACTCGGATGTTAACGTCGTTCTCTGGGAGGTGAATCCCATCGTGGAGACTTCCCTTCTTCCTCAAAGAGTCCAGGGACCTGTTCACTTCTCTCGCCGCGCTGCCGATGAGCTCTTTTCGATCCTTGAACCTATCGAGCTCCTCGAGAGCTATGAGCGGAATGACCACATCGTTGCCAGTGAATGCGAAGATGGAAGAAGAATCGTAAAGTAGGACGCTGGTGTCAATGACAAATGTCTTTCTGCTCAAGTTATTGTCCCTCAGACAAGTTTCTATACATACTTCTGACTTTCGTAACCTTCTCTTATGGCAAGAGAGAAACTTGAAGTCGTTCCCCACACTACCTGCTTTGCAGAGCACGAGAAGAGGTCACTCTCCTGTGAGAAGTCTTCCTGCCGAATGTGGGTAAAGGATGGTTCCTCGCTGAACTGCTGCCTCATAAAAGCGCGTGAGCCCCACACTCTCCAAGAGATCGGTGATCTCTTTGGCGTTACCCGCATGCGGATATGCCAACTAGAGAAGTCGATACTCCGGAAAGTGGAGGCTGCTAACGATCTGACTGAGCTCAACCCTTGCGCTTAGATGCCTTCGCGACAGGAGCTGCGGCAACAGGAGATTCCACCTCTACGGCGGGCTCCTGCGCTGGGGACTCAGGAGATGGCTCTGGAGTAACCACTGCGGGCTCAACCACAACCGGCTCCTCGATGAGTGCCGCAGCCGCAGCTGGAGGTTCAGAAGTGATGGCAGCAGGAGTCTCCTCAACCTGCTCTTCTCTGACGGGAAGAGCAACCCCAGCAACCCCAGCAACCTCAGTCTGAGTCTCAGTATGGGTCACGGGTGCATCTTCTGTCTGAGGCACCCAACCACGCGGTCGAGAAGGCTCAACAGGGTGAGACGGGGCAACCCCACGCGGCCGTGGCGCGGGTGGCTCAACAAGAGGAGCTACCCCACGGGGCAGTGACATTACTCTACCTTCTCTGACTTCCGAGACTTCTCAGTCTCAACAGTCACCTTTGTGAGCGCTGCAGCTCTCGCCTTCAGGGTACGAAGTCCCTTGCGAGCCCTGACTCCTGCCGATGCATTTCCAGCAGCGTTCTTACGAACATCGAGGTCAATGCCCTCAACGATTCCCCGAATCTCGGTCCAAATCTCCAGGATCGAATTCTCCACTTGCTTTTTCTCCTTCGGGAGCGATGAGCTCCTCTTTGTTGATGATGTGAGGCTTGATGACCTCTAGTACCGAGAGCATCGCTTCTCGGTTCTCTAACTCCAGGCTGAGAAGCTCAATGAGCTTCATTCTCTGGTAGTCAGTGACTCCAAAATCGTTTATTCTCTGATTGATCTCGCGGCATGTCTGAATCTGCCTGAGCCAATCTGTGTCGATTGACATTAGAATGTCTCCGTCATGTCGTATGACTCGATCTTGAACTTATTCGAGCCCTCAAAAGTGAGAGTCTTTCCCTTCACTTTACCATCCTCTGACTGCCTCGTCAAGACTATTCTCTCACCCCATCTCTGGTTTGAGTAGATGAAGTGAGCTTGTTCCCAAGTAGCTATGTCACACTCATAGCTTGCAAGAACATTAGAGAGCTCTGTGGGGATCATAAGCGAGATGTCTTTGACAGTGATTATCGACGATGATTTTTCTTTCGTAGTGATCTCAGACTTGCAAAAGTCAATGACAGAATGGATCACTCCGCAATTCGTACACTCAGCGTCCTTTGGTATTACGTTACCACCATCGTCCAACACCGAGAACACTACGAACGAGTGATACACAGGATTGGGCAACCTCCTTAAAGTAGGGAGGACGCAATGGCACTGCACGAGATGCTTGATCCCTTCCATTCTGCTCACTTACGAAAAAATTTCTGAACCTGTCCCCAAAGCGACGGGTAAGCGTTGTTCGCAGACTGCTCAATGCTTAGCTGCACAGCTGCAACAATCTTCTGCGTCACTCTATCATCGATCCCTTCTTGACGACAAATCGTGATAATGTTGTTAGAAGTCGTGTCCTTCACTGCACCGAAAACATTGAAGTACTGTCTTCCAAAATCAGCTTCATTCATGTACACCTCATGTTGTATCGAATCATCAAGAGCGATAGTGTAAACTTACCTTGCACTCTTATCAGCCAGTGTTGAAGATACCCAAGAGTTAGGCTTCACCTGGCACTTGAAGCCGTAGGCTCCCACCATTGCAGTGAGCTCTTTTACGTACTTCGAAGACTTGTGGACGGCAGTGTTGAGATCGAGGTGAACCTCTGGGTCCCTTCCAAACTCATCTCGAATTTCGCTTGCAACTGTGAGAGATCTAACAGCCTCCTCAGTAAGCCGCTGGTGTAGGTGGCGAAAATCAGACTTTTGCGCCTGGTCCCTGACGTAGAAGAACCTGCCTCCCTTGCCCGGGTAGTACACTGCAATCACTGTCGCAAACACCCACTGTCCACCGAGCATGTGTGAGTCTGATCCAACGAAGATCTGGACTTCCTTGTCACGAATGAGAGACTCGAGCTCTTCTGTTTTTGCCGTCTCTCCGCTTGGCCACTTCCACTTTCTTGTCGATAACAAGGGCGCCTCCCGTATTTCTAACTAGCTGTCTGAACGCTTCATACGTTGAGAGGGCAATTTTGTAAGAGTCACCTGGGTACGCCCTACACCCAATCATCGTGATTCCCTTTCTCCTTGACACGAGGAAGCATCTCATGCCATGGTCAAATCTTTCTTTCACTATCTCTCTTGTATCGCCGAACTCTTCACCGATGCAGACAGAAACTCTCCTCGAAGAGATTCTCGAGATGCGATTCTGCAACATTCGCAAGATATCAGGATCGCTGAACTGTGAGATCTCACCCCGCAGCTTTCTCAATAACTCATCTCGCCCAGCAGTATCTCTCAAGTGAACCTTGAGCTTACCGTTCTCTACGACAACATCGTGACAGTTAGAGTCGTCCTCGTGGGAGATGAGGTTGACAGTCTCCTGCCCAATGACCGTGCTCAAGTCTGAGATCGTAAATTCGTCCTCGACCGAGGTTCCGGGAGTGAGGGGCACGATGTCAAAAACTCCCCTCTGGTTGTTGGCGAAGATCGTGCTGGCCACCTCTGAAGAGAACGCTCTCGCAACGAGCAGGACTCGAGAATTGTCAAGTGAACACTTCTCGAGGAATGTGTTCACTTGACCGACGCTCTCGATGACCCCGTCAAAAACGACTATTTGTCTGGAAGTTAGGGATCGAGAGGTGTGAAAGCTCGGAGAGACTATCACTGGATAGGACGATGACTCGTCAACAGAGATGTGTGTAATGCCTCCGACTGAGACTGAGACATTCCCTGTGGCTCCCGCCTGCCCGATGCTGTCGAGTAACAGGCTTCTCACCGTCTCGTCTTGGACATCGTCGATGAGAGCCGGGAGGTCGCTCTCCAACATCGTCCTTGTACCCGATGCCACCAGTTTTTCGCCTGATAGAAGACGCAAGAAGAGGTATGAAGAGGCGGGTGAAGCCTGCTCAGCCCTGTACGCCGACAACAGGACCAATGAGCGAGCGATTCTTTCAATGTCACTCTTGGACTTCCAAGACGACAGGACCCTGAGAGAGTCTGCGGGTGACCCTCCCAGTGCCCTGTCCTTGAAGACCTCGACTATCGAAGAACCGATAGTCTCGATAGTCCCTTGAGCTATCTTCCTCGCCGCGGCAAGGACAGACTCACCGTCACCAGTGAGTCGTCTAGCTGTCTCTCCAGAGGTTGTTGGCGGCAAAGGTGATAATCTCCTCAGCAGATTCTGGTGTGTAGCCGTAGTCTTGTACAAGCGCATTGACCATTTCTGAGTACTTCTTCTGCTGCTCGTTGTCTCTGCTCTTTGACTTCGTGACAATTCGCGCCATGTCCTTCACTGAGGAGATGAGGTAGCCCTCGATCGCCTCACGGAGGGGCTCGTAGGAGCGGTAGTCGACCTTCGTTCCGCGCCGAATCTTCGCGAACATGTAGGCCGTCACGTCAGCTCGGAACCCGTCCTTCATCGAGCCCGTGATCCCGATCTGCTCCTCGAGAGCCTTCATGAACTTCTCGTCAGGCTCTCTCTCCTCGGAGGTGACCCTGTCCTTCATCTTCTGTCGAGTCGTGAAGGCCTCTGCGTTGTCGAGGTAGTTGTCGAAGAGAGACTGGGCCTGCTCCTCGTAGGCGGTGACGAACGCCTTTGCGATCTCTCCCTCGAGGATCTTCAGGTACTCCTCACGGATGACCTTCTGGAGGATCTCGAGATAGTTCTTCTTCTTCTCCTCGTCGACAACCTGCTCCTTCACCTGCTTGATGAGAGCTTCGACGACTCTCATCGGAGTGATGAAACCCTTGTCAGAGTCGGTGAGTGCAGAGTCAATTGCCTTCGTGATGAATCGGGTAGAGATTCCCTCCATACCCTCGTGCTTTGCCTCATCACGGAGGTCAGTGATGTCGACCTTGCGCGTCCTGCCCTTCTCGACAATCTCCTGGCCGTCGTAGATCTTCATCTTGGTGAGGAGGTCACACTTCTGGGAAGGCTTGAGGCGGCTCATCACCGAGAACATTGCCGCGACCTTGATCGTATGGGGAGCGAGGTGATACTTGAAGTCGGACTTGCGAAGCATCTTCTCGTAGATCTTCATCTCCTGCGTGAGCTCCAGGACGTATGGAACCTCGATCTTCACGACGCGATCGAGGATGGCCTCGTTCGTGTGCTCAGACTTGAAGCGATTCCACTCTGCCTCGTTGCAGTGTGAGAGGATGACACCGTCGAAGTAGAGCATCGAGTTCTTGCCCGGTGTCGGAACATTCTTCTCCTGGGTCGCAGTGAGGATCGTGTGGAGGAACTCGATCTCGTTCTTGAAGATCTCGACAAATTCCACCACACCGCGGTTACCGACGTTGAATGCACCGTTGAGGTTCAGGACTCGGGGATCGTCCTCGGAGAACTTGTCCAGCTTTGAGATGTCCTCTGAGCCGATGAGGGCCGAAACGTCCTGAGAGTTGGCATCCATGGGAGGGACGACCGCGATACCCCTGCGCGCTCTCTGCGAGAAGGATGAGCGGACCACAGGGAACTTCTCGTACTCGCCCTTGAACTCTTCCATGAGCCTGTATCGACAGACCGGACAGAGGTCTCCCTCGATGTGGACACCGAGGATCTTCTCGAACTCCTCCCTCAATGACCTCGGAAGGAGGTGAAGCGGCTCCTCGCGAACTGGGCAGCCATCGAGATGGTAGACGGGCTCTGCAGCCTTCTCAAGAGCCTTCTTCACCGCGTCGGCAAGTGCGCTCTTTCCTGATCCGACAGGTCCCATGAGAAGCAGGACCTGCCTGCTTTCCTCACCCTTCAGGGCAGCGGACTTCAGGAATCGCATGAGCTTTGCAATGACGCGCTCATGGCCGTAGAATTCGTCCCTGAAGTAGCTGTAGGTCTTTAGCTTGTCGCTGCCGAACAGCTTTCGGCAGCGAGGATCAGTCTCATCCATTGTGCTCACACCGTATGACTCTACGGCGTCAACGAGTCTCCTCGCGGCGAGCTTTGTCACGTCAGGATCTTCCTTGACGAGCTTCAGGTAGTCGATGAAACTACCCTTCCAAGAGTCCTTCTGCGACTCAACCCTTTGCTTCTTAATGATGTCGAGAAAATCCACGTTCCCTCCTACGAGATCTCAAATTCTTCATTTTCTACGTCAGTGAACAGCTTGACGGGACCGTGCCAGATGTTCCTGATGAGCTTGACGCAGTTGTCTGCGTAATCGAGCTCGAGGTCCCTTCCGTCATGTTCATGCCGCAGTTCTAATGTATTGTCCTTTGCCACGTGATCGACGTATATCGTCGGAATCATATTGCCGGCAATGCTCTGCAGGAGGGCGGCCCTCACCTCCTGCCAGCTTTCGTCGTCTTCGACAATGTCGTCAACTGTCCAATCAGGGTTCTTCTTGCCCTTCGGACTGAAGGTGAAGAGGTTGAGCTCTCTCGCCTTCTCCTCGGTGAGGTACTGCATGATGAAGTTCTCGTCGTTGCAGACCTCTCTCGCAAGGAAGCACTCCTCTATGCCGAATCTCTTCTCGATGTCCTTGAAGATTTCAAAACCGAGGTGGTATGGGTTGATCTTGAGACCCCACGGTCGAAGGACAGCGTTGTGAGTCTTGAGGAAAGGGAGGTGATGCTCATCAGCGAGCTCAAGGTCATGGAGAATTCTGTAGTGCCAGAAGCTCGCCCACCCCTCATTCATAACCTTTGTCCTGATCTGCGGCCAGAAGTAGAGAGACTCGTCATGGACTATCGAGATGATGTCCCGCTGCCAATCTGTGAGCTTGTGATTGTTGTCAAGGACAAACTGGAGGATGTCATACTCAGGCTCAAGCGGGAGGTCATCGATATTGAAGTCCTTCCACTCTCCCTTCTCGTCGTTCTTGATGAGGTCGATGTACTTCTTACGAAGCTCTCTCTCGGACGGTCTCGTCCTGCCGCGACGATCGGTCTGGTAAGTGAATGCGTGGCAGGCATCGATGATCTTCTCCACGGCCTCAATCCCTATCGTCGGGTCCTCGATGTAGGCCTTAATCCGCTTTCCGGCATTCCTGAACCTCATCGTGACGGTCGCGGCGTCAGTGTCCTTGAACGTCCGATTGTTCTTGAAGAAGTCCGAGTGGCCGACGCAGTGCGCCATGATGAGAATCTGGAGGTACAGCGGGTTCTCCAGCATCAGGTATGCGATTGACGGATCAGAGTTGATGATGAGCTCATACGGAAGGCCCTCAGCGCCCGCGTTGTACATGAAGTGCGTCCTCTCGAACGTCTTTCCGTACGACCAGTGTGCATAGTGAGAGGGCATCCCGTGGTAAGCCATGTGACCGATCATCTCACGGTAGTCACAGGTCTCATAGGCTATCGGGTACCAGTCGAGGCCGTGCTTTCTCGCGATCTCGCAGATCTTCTCGTCCCATTCCTCGAGATCACTCAAGTTGTAGTCACCCATCACTCACTCCCAAAGAACTTGCTAAAGACAGGCCAAACGTCATCCTTACTCACCAGCGTGGCAGTGCGAAGAACTGGCGAGAGAGCCTTGAGATTGTTCATGAGCTTCGAGGCAGAGTCACTCTGCCAAGCGGGAGTCGAGCCCTTCGGCTTGATCTCACAGTAGCCGACCATCTGGCTGATGTCACAGAGATCCCTGTACATGTCGAAGGCCTTCGCGTTGTCTTCTTCGAAGTTGTCGCCGTCCGTGCAGTGGAACACATAGACGTTCCAAGCCGAAGGATGGTACCGCTCGTTCGCAATCTCAATCGCGAGCTCAGGAGCCGAGGAGACGTGCGTGCCACCGGATGATCCCCTCTTGAAGAAGGAGTCCTCATCAGTCTCGAAAGCCTCAGTCGTGTGACCGATGAAGACAATCTCGACCTTCTCGTACTTGTGGCGGATGAACTGGTAGAGGAGGAAGTAGAAGGACCTTGCGATGAACTTGATGTCCTGGGTCATCGAGCCGGAGACGTCCATCATGAAGAAGATGACGGCGTTTGTCGCCTCCTTCGGTTTCGCCTTGATGTGGTGGTACCGGAGGTCGTTGTCGTGGAATGGGAAGACCTCATTGCCGTCCTCATCCACCTCCACCTCTCCGGCCCTTCGTGCTGCCGCGAGGCGCTTTATCCGCTGGATGGCAGACTCTCTCTTGTCGAGCCGCGGTGGAATGCCCTGGGGGCGTGTGCCATGTCGCTTTGGCCTCTCCTCGAGAACTGTTCGCAGCTTCTTCCTCTCTAGCTCTGGGAGATTCAACGAGGAGAAGAGGTACTCTGCGAGCTCTTCGAGGGTAATCTCGACCTCGTAGAACTCCTCTCCCTTGTCCTTACCAGCCTTGCTGCCGGAGCCCTGCCCCTGCTGTTGACCCTTCCTTACGACCTGCCCCTTTTGGATGTCGGCGTTAGGAGCAGAGCCCACCTGCTTCTGACCCTCGTTGTCGCCATAGACGAACTGCCACTCCTTGATGCCACGAACAGGAATGCGGATCTTCTTCTTCCCATCCTGCCCAATGATCGACTCTTCAGAGACGATATCTGTGATGCCGTCTTTGATCGCTTTCTCAATCTTTTGCTTGTGACGAGAACGGTCCGCTGCGGAGCGGTCTGCTGAAGTCTTGTGTTCACGGAAGATAGACATCTAGTAATAGATATCCATCCCGTGCCACTAGTAACCAGTGTCAGCCGTAAGACTTCTCTTTTGCCCACTGCACTGCTGGATACAGGAAGTCTGGGCAATTCTCTTCAAGAGTTCGCCACGGCACGTACATCATGCCCTTCCTTGAGTTCGGCTTTTTGCCGCTCATCACGACGAAGGTGACAAGGTCGCCGACTTTGTAAGAGTCTTCGGTGAGGAAATCACTCTCACTCACCCGAATGCCGCAGTCGCGCCAGGCTTCTCGCAGTGCAGTTCTCATGAGGGGTTCGTTGTGTTCTCTGCTGCCCCGTGGAATGTTGAGATAATCTCCGTCCTCAAAGACCAGGACTTTGTCGAGTGTGGGGCTAACAATGAAGAGGCCAGCGCCCTCTTGGCGCCTGTAAGTTGTCATTTTATACTACGTGAAATACCATCGGCATTAGTTTCTTTCGAATTGTTCGGCAACGAGACGCCGCTTCCCTGTGCCGGTGTTCTCTCATGACCATCATGAGAAGCTTTCTAAAAATCATCGCGAGGCTCTCGCATATGTGAGAGATTTTATCATCGCCGTCGCACAATGATAGGCCTTCTTCTGCAAGAGCCTCGAGCTTGAGAAAATGTTTTGTGATGCAATCAGGACACTGCTTCGACTGGTGATTGAGGTGGTCTTCCAGCAGCGTCAGCTCCTTGCAGATCTCGCGAAGATTGTGCTCCGGCTTCATGATGGGGAGCATTGACTCTGAGAGTTTCATTCTCAGCGTGAGTGACTTAGATCCGCAAGACTTGCAATGCATGCAACTATGTATCTCTTGCGTAGTCATCCTCAAGGCGAACGACGTCATCGAGCTCAGGAGTTGAGACCTCAACAATGTCAACGTCTCCCTTGTAAGCGCAGAAACGGTGGACAGTGCCGGGAGTGACGTGGAATGTGCTTCCTTCGCAGTAGTCGAACCGGTGCTCGACATTTGGACCAGTCTCGATGGTCAAAAGACCGCTAAGAACCCTGATCGTCTCTTCTTTCTTGAGATGGTACTGCCTGCTCAGACGATGACCATTGTTGATGTGAAGAATCTTACCAACGTACTTTGGCGTCTCAGCCCAAATCTCTTCGTGGCCCCAGGGCTTTTTTACTATTCTCACGCTTTCCCTCATAAACCAGATCATATCCTACAACAGCAGAGAAAGCGTTTACAAGCTCACCGGCAACTTTGTTGGCTTCGTCTTCTAAATCAGAAGAGAAGTGAAGCTCGTCATATTCGATTCCGCCATTTTCATGTTGAGCCAAGTGAGATAGTTCGTGAGCCATCGATCTTAGAACATCTACGAACGCTCTTCCCTTTCCGTAGATGCGAACACTTCCCTCCTCAGGGAAGCAAATTGCAGTCGTTTCTATTGAGTAACGCTTTCGGTCGTCAACGATGTAGATCGAGTAGTCACTCTCCAGCTTCATAGCTCTCACACAGAAATCTACAAAATTTCGCATCAGCTTCTTTTTCTCGCCCCCAGGAACGAGATCAAGGGAAGTGAAGAATACTCTGACGTTACCTCTTTTCATTCTTGATTGCCGCAACCAGATCAGAGGAGGATTGAATCTTCCCTCCTCCTACTCCAAATATCACCTTCGTTCCAAGCTTTTCACAGACATCGAACTCTGGAACATTTGCTGCAGCATCTCTGTCTCCGCCCTTAGTGAAAGCGAAAGGCTTTAGAATTTCAATTGCGCCTACGACAGTTTGACTGCCGTCGTCCCAGGGAACTACATAATCAACTCCCCTGACTCCCGCGATGATCTCCATCCGCTCCTCAATGGGCATGAAAGCGTACCCCTTCTTACGAAGTAAGAATCCATCACCGTTGACTATGATAGCGAGTCTTGTTTTTCTGCCAATCTTTCTGACGAAGTCAGCTGACTCTTGCAGACATCGAAGATGACCGACATGCATGGGATCGAACCCGCCAGAAGTAACTACAAGTCTTTCCCCTCTAATCTCAGCTTGGAGCTTCAAGTCATGTGCGTTGTGCAGAATCTCACTCATGAAGGATTGTAGAACTAACTTATAGAATGTTATCCCCTCAAAGATCGCCTGAACGACTCCGGGAACAGGTCAGAGTGACGATCATAGAACCTGTTCCAGTCAGCATCGAGAATGTAGCTCACGGCGTGGTCATTGGAACTGCGAACGGATCGACCGATGGACTGCACGATGGTCTTTGCGGTCTGGAGGGGATACCACCACGGCCAGCGGTGCATCCGCTTCTTCACGATCTTGTCACCGAGGTACGGGTACGGGACCTTGCAGATGATCTGGAATCGTGAGAGGTCGTCCTTCAAGTCAACGCCTTCCTGCATCGAGGGAGAGAGGAGGACGGTGGGCTTGTCGGAAGTCATGTGCTCCTGCAATTTCTGGATTCGATCCTCGCTTCCGTGAATGAGGAGTCGGTTGGACTTCACATTCTGCTGGAGGTACTTCGCGATCTTGAAGGTGTGGCAGTGAATGATGCCCTTCTCGTTCGGGTGCTGAGCAAGGATCGCACGGACCGCCTCCGCGAGCTTTGGGAGGTCCTGATCGATCGTCCCTGCCGACATCTTCGCGATCGGGTAGGTGAAGATTGGGTGATTCTCCGGGGGGAACGGAGACGGGATGGAGATGAACGCGCAGTCGTCCTCACCGATGCCGAGCATCTTGCAGAAGCCCTCTCGATTGAGGATCGTGGCAGACATGAGGAGAACCCGTCGACCGTTCTTGAAGAGGATCTGCTCTGCATAACCCGAGACGTCAATGGGCTTGAACTCGAGCTTTCGCATCCCGCGGCCCTCTCCCTCTGTGAGGTTGAAGACCCAATTCTCCTCGTCGTAGAGCTCCATGAAGCGGTGAACCTTGCAGATGTGCTTGTCGAGCATCTCATACTGCTTCGCAAGAGCGACGAAGTCGGTCTTCATCTTGTCGGCGAGGTTGAACTTCTCGATCATCTCCTCGTAGTGCTTCACGTGTGACTTGAGCTTCGGCTCGTACTCGTCGGTGATCCAACGCCAGGCCTGCTTCTGGGTCGTGATCTCTGGCATCTCGAGCTTGAGGGCCTGCTTTGCAAAGCGCTCGGACATCGTGATCTCGATGAAGCCGCTCAGCTCGGTGTCGGTGTTGTGGGCCTCATCGATGACCAGCAGAGAGCGGGGAACGAGCTTACCAGAATAGACCGTCTCGGCGAGGAAGTAGCTGAAGTTCGTCACGGACTCCGTGCTCTGCATGAACTTTCGCTTCTCCTCCTTGTAGACGCAACCGTATGAGCAGGATCTCGCGAACTTTGAGGTCGGGTCCTTCTCAAGCTTCAATTGACGAAGCGACTCTGCACAGCTCTGTCGCTTGTGGAACTTGCACTGGTAGTTCGCGGACGACATCACCTGACACATCGTCTCACCGAAGTCCTTGATGTACTGCTCCTGCAGGATCTTCTGTGTGGTGAGGAAGTAGGCTCCCGGCTGGAACCCGCTGTCACTGCGCTCAGGGTAGTTCGCAGTGAGGTAGCGAGCGATGGTCAGGCCGATCGCAGACTTTCCCACTCCTGTTCCAGCCTCGAGTACGACGAACCTCTTACCGGATGAGAAAGCATCCAGCGCGAAGTCAATCGCATTCTTCTGGGGCTCGCGGACTTCGCCGAAGGGAAAGTGACCAGTGTACTCGAAGCTCATTCACGCTTCCTGTTGAAATTGAACGGGATGATGGTGCCATTCTGTTCGTTGTTGGGCTCTTCTGCGTCCCGGGCAAAGGACAGAAAGTCCTTCCTCGAGACAGTGTAGATCTCGTCGCTGCTCTCATCGTCCAAGAGAGCATAGTTGACGTGGAAGTCTGTCACACCCTTCACCCTCACCTTTCCGAGGCGGGGCAGGTACCAGATCTGACCTGGGAAGTAGGGAGCCTTGAGAGCGACTTCCCTGAGGTGCGCTCGAAGGATTGGAGCGTAGAGAAAGTCCGCCAGCATGTGACAGACAATTGCGATCACGTCGAACAGCTTTCTCACTTCTCTCTCCTTGACCTTCTCGGCTTGACGGGCTTCTCTTTGTGCAGCCGGCCTGAAGAGAAGCTTCTCCACATGCCCTTCATCTCATCCCACACAGTGAACGCGATGTTGCCGTTCGGCTGTTCCCTAATCTCTCTGATGGTTCCCCAAGCGTACTTCTCACCCACAAGAGAGGTGTTGAACCACACTTTGTCTCCCACTTTGAAGCCATCGTGCTCCTCCATCGGAACGAAGACTGGTATATCGGGAACTGTCGGGGCTTGGACGCTAGTGAAGTCTCTCTTGGTCTTCTTAGAAGCCCTTCTCATAAAGAGATAGTATCACTCGGTGGAGTAGAGTTCAAATTTCCGGGCCTGGAGCTTCGGGTTCGTGCCCATCTTCTTCTTGTGGAGCTTCATCACCTCATTGCGGGCCCAGAACTTCGCGCTCGTCTCGTCGCTGAAGAAGCGCATGGGAGTGTCGCCCTCTCTGTCCTCGGTGGTGATCTTCACGTACCAGCCTCCCTGGGAGGGCGCAGGGCTCACATCGGCGTGGATGCCGTCCATGTGACGCCAATCCTGCATGACATCCTCAGCGGGTGGGCTGCGCATGTTTCGACCGAGCTCTTCCCGGATGATGTCCCTGAGAATTCGAAGCGTGTCTTTCTTCATCTCATTAACTATTCAGCGCTTCCTCTCACCGTCACGAAGCGCTTCACAAGCCTGCCAGAAGATCTCCTCGTCCCTCTCCACGCAGACCCACTTTCGACCGAGGTTCCTTGCCGCCCAAGCTGTCGTCATGGAGCCGGCAAAGGGATCGAAGACCCAGTCGCCGGGATTGGTGTTCGTCTCGATCGGTATCTCCATCACTCTCAGCGGCTTCTGTGTCGGGTGGACCTTCCCCTGCATGATCTCGGTGACGTCCATCCAGACGTTGGTCCGCCGGTAGAACTCTGACTTGCAAACGTAAGTCTTCTTACCTGGTTTCGGGGTATATCCCGGGTACCCCCGTTTCTCTGAGAGTAACGGAATGTTGAAGGTAATAGGTTTCCTTATGTCACCCTTCACGAGGTACAGGAGGTCTTCCCGTGTTTGGAGATAGTTGTGCTTCACTCCGTAGGCCCTCTTCTTGGACCAAGTGATGATGTTGGACATCCGCCAAGGGGTCTCGGACTCGAGGCGTGAGACATACTCGAAGAGTGGTCGGAAACCGGGTTTGCCGTACCCACCCCACACGTACATTGCGCCACCGTCGACAACCAGCTCGCTGAAGCGGTTTGACCAACTGATCATCCAGTCCGCGAATGACTTCTGGTCCCCGTCCCACTTGTCCCAGTCCTCGCTGACAAGGTTCCCGTAGGGCGGGTCTGTCGCAACGAGCTTCAGGGGTCCACAGGTTCTCCTGACAAAGTCGACCACCTCATCCGAGGCGCAGTCACCCTGAATGGCGTACCCGTCAGGAAATTCGTGTACTAGCATCTTAAATGAGTAAACCTCCCGAGGCCTGTGTAACCTGGGAGGTTTACGACTAGCTTGGTGAGCTACTCTACGGAGATGACCCGCTTTGTCGTCTTCTGAACGGGAACCTCAACGTAGAGAATGCCAGCATCGTAACGTGCCGAGATGCCCTCCTGCGTGACATTCTCACCGAGGCTCCAGGAGCGGAAGTAGGTGGACTTCGTGCCGTTCACCTCACGAGTTCCGGTGACGGTGAGGTAGTCATTCTCGGTGGAGACCTCGATGTCAGAGCGACTGAGGCCCGGCATCTCCACGGCAATGGAGTAGCCCTTGTCGTTCTCGTTGATCTGTGCACGGGTCTGTACGGCCGTCTTCGTGGTGCCACGATTGCTTCGATCGTCGAGGAACGTGTCGAGGAAGGTGTCGAAGCTGGCGTGGGGATTGCGGGTCATGAGGCTGAACATGCTGTTTTCTCCTTGTTTCTGGTTGACCGGAGGAACCATTCCTCCATGATCTAAAGTTAAACACCGTTCTTGGAGAGAACACCCTTTTTCTTCACTTTCTTCTCAATTCTTGTGACCCACTTTGACCAGTCCTCCCTCTCATACTCTTCCTTCGTGCAAACACAGTGCTCGTGAAAGACTCCGATGAATCCGAGCGGGCACTCTGGGACTCCAGCGAGGTAGAGGCGGCGCTCATCGTCAGGGTGAACAGTTCCCTCGAAACCACCGGAAGTGGGCTTGGTCACTGTCACCCTGACGATGGGTCCGGCGTACGTCCTCACATAGACGAGATCACCGACCCTTCGCCGAGTCTCATGCTGTCTTGAGTTGTAGCTGTCTGCGCTCGGAGGCAGACTCTGGAAAGAGCTGCCTTTCCAGCTCCCTACGTTCTCTAGCCTTCTCTCGTTTATTGCTGGGCCGCATGATCTCGGTGCAGAAGAGCTCGGTGAGCTCGGGGACCTCCGCACCACTCTCAATGGCTCTTTGGAGCTGAGGTGACTTCCTGATTGCAACTGCTACTCTCCGTACTGATTTCTTAACGCTGTGTTGATCGCTCGTGGTCATGTTGCTTCCAAGGCCGTTCTTATTGAGCTGGAAGACTCCCCTTGAGTTTCCACTGTCCCCGACAGCCTTTGGATTGAATCTGCTCTCTGCGTAAGCATTCAGCAGGGCAGCCTTGATTAGTGGGGAATCGAACCCCTCATCTCTCATCACCTGCTCAATTTCGCAGGCCACTTCTCTATTTTCTATCTCGGTCGAAATGTCCTCACAGACCAGACCTTTCCTGTAGTGTTGCTCAACCTCGGGCTCAGGACCTATGGGGGTCGTAAGGAGCAGGAGGAGAGCGAAATGCAGGTGCAGCATCATTCTCCGTTGTGGTTATTCGATCAAAGTGGGCTTGGACCACAGATCGAAAAGATAGGTATACTCTCACTCGTCGTTATCTATGGGCGTGAGGTTGACATAGCGCTCGATGATGTACCACTTCACTCGACTCTGTCTCTTCTCGTAAGATGCTCGCTCAGTGCTGGCGTTTTGCGATTTCCTGAGCAATTTTCGAAACTTTCTTTTTGCCTTTCGAGCATCAGCTGGGTCAAGCTGACTGAGACAAGAGTCAAGGCTTCCTTGAGAATTTCTTGGATAGTGGGAAGGAGGAACAAGGCCAAGATCGACATACGCCATGTCTGTCAATAGCTGCTGCATCTCCCAATGAAAGTAAGCTTTTGATGCTCTCATCTTTCCTTGTAGGTTACTCAGGATTGTGGACCTCTCTCCCTTTCACCTGGTACAACCACCCGGTCACCAGCACCAGTCCAGGGCGCAACTCGCCGCAGAGAAACGACGTTGATAGCGTTATCTGGTCAGCTATCAAAAACCCAAAGCCCTCAAGTAGGCTTCCTCTGCAGGCACCAGCATTGGCGCCTGAATAAGGTTACTATGGCAGTGTGAAGTTTACACTGAACGTGATAGTTACTTCAGAGGAGTCACAATGTCTTCAAACTGGCCGAAGCCAACTCACAACTACGTTCCCGAGTACCAGCAGTCGGGCATCCCATACGTCACAAGCTCTGCAGCGAACGAGGTTGGAGCGACGGCCATCCAAGTCTCGTTCCCCTACGTGACAAGGTGGGTGCAGGTCTTCAACACCGATGGAGTTGCAGGTGACACAATGAGAGTGGGCTTCACGCAAAATGGTGTGAACTCGATTGAATCTGCAAATTACTTCATCCTGAGCGGTAGCCAGTCCACCGACAGGCTGGAGCTCAAGTGCACGGGACTGTGGTTCCTGAAGCACGGTGCAAACCCGGCGAGCTTCAGCGTCGTAGCAGGCCTCACGAACGTTCCTGCAGCGGGCTTCCCGATCCTCTCAGGCTCCAACGAGGTCGCCGGAGTCGGTTAAAACAGCGCTCCCGGGGACATTCAACCCCGGGAGCGACAGGTGTTTGGTGATTAGGGCTTTGCGGGCTCAGCCGCAGGTGCCGCCTCAGCGGCAGGAGCAGCCTCACTGGTGGCCGGAGCAGCAGCTTCCGCCGCGGGAGCTGCCGGAGCAGCCTCAGCGGGTGCGCCAGCGGGTGCCTCCTCAGCAGCTGGTGCCTCGACCTTCTCTTCTCCGCCAAAAAGTCCGGTGGAGAGCGCAGTGAGACCAGCAATGATGGCAGCGAGGATCGCCGCAATGACCTTGTTGTTCTTGATGAGTTCCAT